AGGAGATGAAGAAAAATGAGTAACAGATTAATGCACATAATTGCACAGCAAACAGAATACGAAGAACAAGAATGGAAGACTAGGGATTTGAAAGAAGCAAAACAAATGCTCAAGGATGCAATTCAATATCAAAAATACTGGACTGAAAGAGGTCACTCAAAGAGTCTCTATAACGATGAACCACTACCAACCAAATTCAATGTCTACTGCGGCATCTTCACAAGAGCAAGTATAGAAGTCGGCATTCAACAAGCAAGACAACTACTTGAAGGCTACTGGAAAAGCGGATTAAATGACATCGAAAGGAATTTAGAAAACGGTTACAATACCGCAGAAAATGAATTTACCATTGAGGTTGATGAATACAACATTCAATTCAAAGTCAAAGTTGAAACAACTGGCCAACATATCAATCAACCTAAATGGGATAAGGTAAGCGAATTTAGAGAATCAGTATTCGACGAGGAAGAGGAGTGAATCAAATGTTTCAAACAACCAAAGACACAATACTAGACAAAGTACTATCATTGTTGAACACGCCACTACACGACCACGCTATCGAAATGATGGAATCAATCAACCAAGTACTTGACGAATTTGAAGAATTAGCAGAAATAATAGGTGAATAAATATGACATGGAGAACACAATACTGCTACGATAAAAAAGCAGGATTAACATTAACTAACGACTACAAACTTATAGGTGGCAGTCATTCTCATACTAGTCGCCACTTCCCCACTGTTAGAGGACTACTCAAGTATTTGAGAACTCAATACCCTCAATGGGTTTGGAGGTCTAAATTAACACACTATTACGGCACTATTGTCGAGATACAAATGAAAATGTTGTCGAGATACAAATGAAAATGTAGAGGTGAATAAAATGAAAATAACAAAGAGAGTTTATAACATTGAAAGAATTGAAAAAACAGCGTACTGCTTTGCAGTCGAAGCGACATCGAAAGCAGAAGCATTGAGAATGGTAGAAAACCACGAGGCTCATTACAACGACGCTTATGGCCTTCACGACTACAAACCTAAAGTCACTTCAATTACCGAATATACCGATTGCCCTAACAACGGTAGAGCATGGTCGGAAATACCACTCAGCGAAGTTACATTTGATGATGATGGGAACCCACGAAGAAAAGATAAACACTTCAACTGGCACTATAATGGAAAGTGTAAAGGTGAAAAAGAAGCAAACGAGGACTTCTGTTACGAATGCTGTCACGCTATGAAAAACGGCTACAGATTCACGACATCAGCCGAGAACGCATGGTTGAACAATCAGTACAGTGAAGGGCTAAAAGAAAATTGACTATATAAAGAACTAACAAAGAAAAGGAGATGAAAATTATGGCAAAGAGCAAGAGAAAATACAACCCAAAGAAATCAAAAGAATGGAATGAGAAATGCGAGCAAGCATGGTTCGACACATTTGCTGAGGCAATTCAAACAAACCACCTTCCGTGGCAAAAGCCATGGAAGCCTAACGGCACTGGATTTGACGGCATACCGATGAACCTAGCAAGTAAGAAAGAGTATCGAGGTGGCAATACCATGAGGCTTATGATTGAAGGAATGTTTAGAGGTTGGACTGACCTAAGATTCGCTACAAGAAAGCAACTAATCAACGCAGGACTTTCTATCAAGGGACTCAAGAATGGTAGCGGTTGCATCGTCAAGTATGCTGAGCGAAAGCCATACGAAGAAGAACAAGACGACGGCACTATCGAAATCAAATACCGATGGATTAGAAAGTGGTATGAGGTATTCAACATTGAGCAGTGCGAGGACTACGAAGCACCAAAGCCTGACCCGACAGCAGAAGTCAAGCCGACTCATGATATGATGAAGCACTTTAACGACTACATCAAGAACGAAGGTATCACCTTCAAGACTGGCGGCAACAGGGCTTTCTATCGAAGCAGTGCTGACCTTATCCAACTACCTACCCATGACTCTTTCATCACTCCAATCGGTGAGGTCATGACAGCATTCCACGAAGCAGGTCATTCGACAGGTCACTCAAGTAGATTGAAGCGGCCACTAGGCAACGGTTTCGGCACCAAAGCATACGCCTTTGAAGAACTGATAGCAGAACTATCATCCATGCTTGTAGTCATGCGGCTCGGTGGTGAATTCGTACCGGATTCAGTGCAAGAAGAGAACGCTAACAATGCGGCTTACTTACAGTCATGGTTGAAGTCCTGTGAAGACAAAGATGAGGCTCTAGGTCTAGCATTCCACGAAGCCCAAAAAGCGGCTGACTACATGATTGAATCAATCAAAAAAGGAGATGAATAAATATGCAACAGAATGAGATTTTTACAAATGGTAGACACAAAGAACTAGAAGAGAACAAATTTAACAGCATCATAAAAGACATTGAGGATTTTGCTGAATTGGCAAAGTATAGCGATACGGCTCTTTGGCGACTAATGAATATCATGATAACGGCTAAGGTAGAATATGAAATAGTAAGGAGATGAAGAACATGAAAGATAAATACACAAGAGAAGACATAGGATGCTACTTCGATGCGGCATTCGGATTTGAATACAACACGAGAAGGATAATTGAGTTCACATATCAACATGGTTGGGATGCTACTGACCTTAACGCAGAAGAAATGACAGACCTTGATGTTCTGATTTGCTTTGTAGATGAAGCAATTGAATACCTCAATGTGGAAACTGAAAGACCAGACAATGTCTTTTGGGCATGGGAAGATGGAGACTTTGGACTATGGGAATACAATGAGGAAGGTGAACTAATATGAATGAAGAGATAACACAATACGAGAAAGAAGCGATTGACTATATAAAGAACTAACAAAGATAAGGAGATGAATAAATATGACAGAAATAAGATGTGCAAAGTGCTGTAAAATAACAGATGTAGATGATGAAGATATGTGGCAAGGGGACTTAGAGGATGTGGCTGACGGCCATCTATCCTTTAGATTCACACATTATTGTGACAACGAAATAGAAGAAGAGGATTGGGAAGAATGCGGTCATGTAATCGAAGTCATAAGATACGCTAAACTACAAGACTACAGGGATATTGAACAAGAGGAATAAATATGAAATTGACAGATGAAGATAAAGGATGGATGTTAAGTGCAATTTTCTTGGGTGAGGAAGGTATGGAATTGTTCAGTGAAAAATGCTGGCATTGGATTTCTGAACCTTGGAACAGCACACCACTACACGAACAATGTAATTTCTATCAGAAGTATGTCGAGTTCGGAGGCGAAGATAACTTGAGATACGACAATGAAAAAGCCTTAAACAAAACAATACAATATGCTGAGGATAAAATCATGGAGGCTTTTCAATTCATTGAGAAGCATTTTGACCTCTACAGCCAAGATTGACTATATAAAGAACTAACAAAGGAAAGGAAGTGAGAAAAATGGAAATAACATTACAAGAACTAGACGATTATGCTAACACAATCAAGAACGAAGCAGAAGAAACCATGCGTAAAAAGATAATCTGTTATATCGAAGAAGGATATACTACTAACGGGCTGTTGTTTATGCTTGGTAGATTCAACCTCGTCACTGGCAAAGCGCATGACTGTAAAGCATCAATAGACGCTTATAATATAAACAAACCAATTATGGTAATCAATCCGAGGGATGAAGAATGATTGACACAGACAAATACGAAGGACATACACCTGCACCGTGGGATAAGTTGAGTGAATACTGCCCAGTTGGTAGCATTGACAAACAACTCATAGCAGACGCACCAAAACTTCTAGCCGAAGTCAAGCGGTTGCGTGAAGAGAATAAGAAGTATGAATCCTTCTTGTATTTTGAGGGGTTCAATCCTAAAGAGGTGATTGAATGATTGACACAGACAAATACAAAGGACATACACCTGCGCCTTGGAAGACAGGTGGATATGATGTTCAGGCCATCAAGGTGTGGACTGTTGATGGCTTAGACGAAACAGAAAATTGGATTCAAGTTCCGATGGCTGACCGACTACTTGCCGTAGACGCACCACTTCTCTTAGCAGAAGTCAAGCGGTTGCGTGAAGGTATTGAACATGCACTTCACATTCGGTTAAGACATGGGCAAGAAGAAGGTTGGAAAGAATTGAAGAAGGTGATTGAATGATTGACACAGACAAATACAAAGGACATACTAAAGGTGATAATGAAGTTGGTTGGAGAATAAACAACAATTTCGTGTCAAATGGTAAATGTCCTAACGACAGATTCATTGCTTATGTTCAACCTAATGAAGATGGAGATAAGGTCATTGAATTTTCCAATGCTGATGCAAACTTGATTGCAGACGCACCACTACTACTCGCAGAAGTCAAGCGGTTGCGTGAAGTGATAAAGAAAATCAAAGACTGTGCTAGTATCAATGCACAGCATGATGACATATTAGAAAAGCAAGAATGGGAATATATATTAGAGGTGATTGAATGATTGACACAGACAAATACGAAGGACATACACCTAAGCATTGGAGAAGGAAATACAATTTCGGACAGATGCCATTTAACAAGGCTGATGAGAACTTAATCTATGACGCACCACTTCTCCTTGAAGAAGTCAAGAGGTTGCGTAAAGACATAGTTTCTATTCTCGGTGCAATTGACTTACCGGACTATGATGAGTTTCCTAATACACAAGAGGAATTGAAACAGATGATGTTAGACTACGGGCAAGAACATTTGATAGCGGAGGGATATTGATGAAGACACTCAATGAATTGATAGCACACATTCTCGGTATAGAAGATTACCAAGACCCAAATAAAAAGAAACAAAACAAGGAGGAATAAATATGATGACGAAAACAGAAAGGATAAAATTGAAAGCAAGAAGAAACGAAGGAACACTCACTCAGTGGGATGCACTCACTCAACTCAATAGAGGAGAATTTGTGTATGTCGCAGATGCCGATGGTAACTGGGATGGTACTCAATGGATGAACAGACTACAGAAGATGGTCTATCGAATGCAACAGGCTGACGAGCAATATCCTTTACTCAAGACATGGCACAGCAACTATTACTGGGACAGCGAAGGTTGTGCTAACAAAGGTGTAGACTCAAGACCTTACCTTCGCACTGAATCCAAAGGAGAAATGCCATACTTAGGCTACTTACATACATTATTCAACCGACTCAAAGTATTGAAGGAACTATCATGGGACATCAAAGACAAAGGGATGGTAGTATTTACATCAGCCCTTAACAACCCTAACAAAAACAAAGACATCCGTATATTCGATATACCATTAGAGATGCAAGCAGTAATCAAGGAAAAAGGCGTAAGTCATTCCGTTGGTAAGTTACCTAACGGAGAGGAAGTCAAGCGTAAGAGAAATTATCTTGCATATTCACAGACCAACTACAGATTACCTAATCATAATGATAAGATGCTCATAACGGCTGACACTATGAGGGCATTCGACGATTGGTATGCTGAGAACATCGGCTTCATTACACGATGCCTTAAGAAATCTCAAGCAGAACAGACTAGAAAAATTGTGAAAAACAAAGCCGAACAACTTGGTAATAGAATAGCCCAACACTACGAAGCGGCCACTGAATACTATAATGACCACCATGGACTTCATGACAAAGTAGCCGAACACCGAAAGAAAATCGAGAAGGGTGCATCAGTAGCGCAAGCAATGATAAACTTCTACGGTGTTGAACATTCTCTTAACGATTTGGTTACAGATTGGCGAAATGACCGTTACAGGCGAACTAATTTGATTGAAGACTACTCTATCGCTAATAAGATAAGAGAATACAGTTATGAGTTAGAGCAAGCCTGCCCTTCCGTGAAGTTTGAAAAAAAGCGACAAGAAATTTTACAACTTAGTATGGAAATGCTAGGAATGCAATCCTACATCATCGAACATGCACCGATTGGTGGCGAGGCTTTGATTGCTGAGCAGTTCAATACATTTAACGAAACTCAGAATACTAATGTCAAAACAGTTGAGCAATACATGCAGTTTTGCCCAGACCCTGTTGTAAGCAATATTTATGTTAGAGAAGAGGAAGAATAATTTTCAGTATATAAAGAACTAACAAAGGAAAGGGAAGTGAGAAAAATGCCAACGAAGAACCAAAAGAAAGCAAGTAACAGCAGATACCGAGCGAAATTCATCAAGCGATTGTTGAAGAATAAGAGATTGAAAGAAGCGCAAGTGACTCAAGAGGAGGAATAAATATGACAGACGAATTTGTATTGGTGACATTTTGGATAAGAGATGGAGAAAGAGAACACACTTACGATACTATCCTAACAAAAGAGCAAGCCGAATGGTCGGATGAAAAATTGATACAACATTGTATTGATGAGGATGCTTGCTTGGATGATGGTAAGTTCAGCAAAAGTAATACATATTGGGTTTATGGTATGGAGGCACTTGCCGCAGTTGAATTTAAACAACCGATGAGTCGTGAAACAAAAGAACTATTCAACAGTTACAGGATATGGTGATGAACAATGACAAAGTATTACATTAACAAAGAACTAATCTACCAATCAGTCTTAGAAGATATCCAACATGACCTACTGAATTGCTGTGTCAAAGATGACCTAGACTACTTCCTCAAGTGTTGGAAGGATGCAATCGAACATGCATTAGAAAGAAACGAATATGAAATTGAGGTGAATGAATGACTTACATGATTGGAACTTATGTAGCACTGGACAAATGTGCTGAGTGCGGAAGTAAAGATTCGGTTACTCGATGTGACAAATGCGGAGAACCCGTATGTCAATCATGTTCAAGGATGCTACTGGTCAAGAAAGAACTCACGATTAGGCATGACAAGTGTATGCCTTACACTAAAAGAAGGGGGTATAAGAAATGAGTAAAGGATTAGCAATACAATTAGCGAAAGCAAGAAAGAGAATAAAACAATTAGAACAAGAGAATGAGCAACTAAGGAGTGATAACAATGAATGAACAGATTATACAGACAAGACATGGAGAGGCAATGCCTCTCTATTTGATAGAACACAGAAACGGAACACTAGAGGTAATATTGGAGTTGATTAACGAATGATTGACATAGAAGAAATAGAGAATATGAAACAATGGACTAATGATTACAAGGTAAGAATATTTTGGGATTTAGTTGCCGAAGTCAAGCGGTTGCGTGAAGAACTTGAAGAGGAAGAAGAATGAAAGACTTAGAATGCAAGCGATGTAAAAGAAGAACCAGCGTCAACATTCATCCTGTCTACAAGGTATGTGATGAGTGCTGGAGGTCTACCACAAAGAACCCATTTAGCAGAGGTGATTAATATGAACAATGATAAATTACAGATTAACAATACTAGGATAGTAGCGAGGCGAGTCTTTGAGGAACTTTACTTTTTGAAACAAACAGCGAAACCAATCAATGACAGAATAAAAGACCTGACTCACTTTCTAAATACTCTATATGATAGATTGTTAGAAGCAGGTATCAAAGATTACTCTATAGAAGATATGCTAGGTAGGGATGAAGAATGAAAAAAGAAGATTACGAAAAGCAAGTACAAGAATTAAACGAGCAAGCGATTAAACTTGAAAAGACTATACAGACATACAATTACTTACAGAACGCTATGCAATTTGGACATGAGTTTGAAACCCATGTTCATAGCAGTGAGTTCGGTAAGATAGATTTGATAGAGGTTATCTGTACCGTATCTGGTGCTAACTATCTCATCGAACCCAAGACACCTATGCTGATGGAGATACCAAACGACCCAAGATTGTTTGGAGATTTAGCAGGTAAGAAACTCAAAGACATTGAGATAGATGTCGACCAACCTTCTCAAGAAACCACAGAAACAGATGAGAAACCTACACTTCCACTGGAGACCGAAGCCACTGAAAGCGGCACTTACAAAGTCGATGTCTCTAACATAGTAAAGAACATGAAAGGAGAGGAATAAATGAGGCGAAGTTTTCCGTTTGGAGATAACTCTACGCTGATGGAAAAATGTAATCGAATCAGCGTCGAACAAGAACTCCGTAATAAATACGATAGAGACGAATGGCAAGCCGTGAAGGATGACTATGGAGTTGGTTGGTTAGAAACAGTCGATGGAAGCAAGGCTGACATATTCTTAGATGTCATGGAGGAACAGCACAAGGAAACTGAACAAGCATTAGATTTACAGTTTTACTTAGACTCATTAAACACAAGAAGGATTGGATTGATAATCGACTACGCTCGATACTCAAAGACTATCATAGATTCATTAGACTATGATGATGTTTGGCTCAAATTACTAAAAGTGAATGTCGATTTAAACGAATACAAACCCGACAAATTTGAGTTTATAATTGAATCATCAGACGGATGGCAGACCCTTGAACCTTCGAGGTTCGCACAGATATTATTCGATGAAGAGGAATAAACATGACAATGAGCGACCATCAAGATAGTGACCACTTCGCATACAACAGAACATGGGAAGACATACACAACATGCTTGATAGAGCAGAGAAAAAACAGAATCAACATTACACTGCTATGCAGAGATGTAAAAGAAAAGACCGTATGTATCACATGAGGAATTACAAAGCGTTGGAGGGTGTGGTCAAAGCCCTTCGATGGACACTAGGAGATATGAACATAGACCATCCACTGGAGTGATTCAGTATATAAAGAACTAATAAAGGAAGAGAAGTGAGAAAAATGACATACAATGATGGAATAATGAATGAACTAAAGCATGCAATTGAAGTTTGGAGAATGAACTATTTGATTGAGAAAGGGATTGACCCTCAGCCGAACATCGCAAGTGTAGTCGGTAAGATTGAAGTCACTCTTGACCCAGTAGAAGTAAATCAGTTTGACAGAGGTGAAGAAGAATGAGTAACTCGCTACCAAAGGAATATTATTCAACCACACGGAAATTACATGTTCCTGTCTGGGAATTGAACGAAGATGATTTTGATTTTCACCAATCTGCAATGATACTTAGATGGGCACAGGCGACTGAAAATGAAAACCTAAAAGCACTAGTGAAAAACTACATCTCCTTTTTACAGGAGGGTGAAGGAAAAAATCAATTGGATGCCTTTGACTTCATAAATAAAATTAGATACAGAGGCGAAGAAGAATGAGTGAACTAAAACTTAGAATCGAAACAGAAGAATACATCTACGAAGAATACACGGGGGCTTGAATATGAACATGACACCTAAGAAAGCAGGTTACATTAGATTCCTAGAACTGATTGCTAAAGACAGCACTAGTCAAAAGGACAGAGAGTATGCAATTGACCAACTGGTTCAGTTGGCCAACGGCGCTACATACAACGGAGAGTGACGGCATGAGAAAAATACACATAGTTGAATCAGCAGATGGAGAAACAGAATACGAAGTTTTCTGTAAAGAATGTCACCCAGATGGCGAAGTCTGTTGTGACAGGTGCTTACACTACAACGGCTTCGAGATACCATGCAAAGCATGTATCGGTGAAGAAGAAGAATACGACAACCTTTGCTCTGACTGTAAGGTAGAAGTAGATGGCGTTATCGCTGACAGATATTGGATAGCAAACGGAAGGCTGTGATAAGATGCAAGAATTAGTAACCGTTGAACTTTACAAACACGCTCAGTTTGGTGAGCGAGTTGGATTGAAGATGCGGTATAACTTAGATACCTTTCATTACTTGAAAGATAACATCCCTTTCCCTAGATATATGTTCGATGTCGAAAAGAAACTGTGGAGTATTGACGCAAGTCCCGAAACAGTAAACGACGCTTGTGAACTGTTAGACAAACTTGGCTATGATGTCAGCGTCGTAAAAACATACACCAAATCTTTTTCCAAAAACGGGCGAAACAAATCTAACTGCTGGGTGAAGAAAAAGCGTACACGGCTCTATCTTCACTGGCCTTTTATTCGAGACGAAGACCTAAGAAACAAGGTTCGTTTGACTGTAAGAAGTGTGGCAGGTTGGAAGTTCCACGCTGACGATAAGTGTTGGAGTATTCCAATCGCACAGGCTTCTACTCTATACAGTATGCTTGCAGATTTCTACGAGCCTCTAGCCGAAGCCATCCGAACAGATGACTCGGTCAAGGCTGAGATTGAGAGTAGCATCGAGAGAGTAGAACTTAGCGGTGCGGCTGAACTTGATGTTGTCAGCCTTGAAAGTATTAACGAAAGACTAGCGGGTAAGTTTCCCGAAGGTCTTGACCTATACCCATTCCAAAAAGTAGCAGTTGCTTTTGCTGAGGCCAGTAAAGGTAGGTGCCTTATCGGAGATGAAATGGGTATTGGTAAGACAATCAGTGCCATAGGTTATGCGGCTATCAATTCTAAAGCCCGACCTGCTTTGGTTGTCTGTCCATCCAATGTCAAATTCAACTGGAAGAAGGAACTGAACAAGTGGTTACCTAATGAGACTGTTCATGTGGTAACTCCTTCTTCCGATATCAAAGCGGCTGATGTCAAGAACATTGCCAAAGAAAAAGGTGCAAAAGAATCCGACTTGAAAACGAGGAAAACGGCTGAAAAGTTTTTGGAGAGCAGAGGTATCTTTGCTGACAAATACATACCAGATGTCGATTTCATAATCATCAACTACGATATGATGATGAAATATAACAAGTCACTTTACTCAAAGATGCTCAAGTTAGTAATCCTTGACGAGAGTCATTACATCAAAAATGTCGGGAGCAAAAAGAATCCTGTTCAAAGAACTACGGCTACTCTAACAATAGCACACGCCAGTCCTAAAGTGATTGCTTTGTCTGGTACTGCCATATCTAGTAGACCAAAAGAGTTCTTCAATACTCTCAATCTCATGAGGCCGAGTCAGTTCAATTCATTTTGGGACTTTGCACAAAGATACTGCGACCCATATAATGACGGGTTTGGTTGGAACTTCAACGGTGCATCTAACATCAAAGAACTCAATGAACGCACAAGAGACTTGTGTATCCGTAGACTCAAGAGTGAGGTGCTACCCGAACTACCACCGAAGACACGGACTTTCTTCCCTATCGAATTAGATAAAGCGGTAAGAAGCCCATACGATTTCGCTCAAGAAGAATGGGACAGGCAGATTGATTCTTACTATCTAAATGGCCAACCTTTGCCGAAAGGTATCATGCTCACTATGATTAACGACCTGCGACAGATATGTGGTCACATCAAGGTCAACTATGCGGCTGACTGGATTGAACAGTACAGAGAACAAACAGGTAAACCGATAGTGGTATTCGCACATCACCGTGAGGTAGTCGAAAGGCTGGCTAAGAAAGTGAACGGTAAGATAATATCCGGTGCGACTGATTCAAAGACAAGGCAAGAACTTGTTGACGATTTTCAAGCAGGTAAGATTGGTGTCTTAGTCTGTAATACTATTGCAGCGAAGGAAGGTATCACTCTTACTAAGGCTGACACAGTCTTGTTCATCGAAAGAGAATGGACACCGACTGACGAAGAGCAAGCCGAAGACCGTGTATATCGTATTGGACAAGAGAGCCAGCATGTACACGCTGTCTACCTGTCATGTGTTGGAACAATTGACGAACACTTTGACAGGGTTGTAGAGCAGAAGCGACAAGTTGTCAAGGCTGTTCTCGACGGTGGTAATGTTCAACAGCGAAAGGGTCTTGTCAGTGAACTAGTTAAGCGATTGAAGAAAGAGCGAGGCTGGAGGTTCAAGTGATGGGAAGAGGCTCTCAGAAAAGTTTGGATTGGAAGTCCGTCAGAGAAGCGGCTGTAGAAGCACTTGACGAGATATCCGATGACCAAGAGCATGTAGTCAAAAGAGATTATTACGCAGTAGTTTACGAAAAGTACTACGCAAAGACTGGTCACAAAATGCATTACAATAATCACATTCCTGTAGAAAGAATACTTCATTGTATCAGTGAGAATTTTCTTAACGACCATGGATGGAAATCTTGCAGTAGGCAACTGATGGTTAAACACTTAGAGGGAAATCATGTCAAAGCAGTTAGATGTATCAAGAGGTTGATATCATGATAGACTTTAGTGAAGTTGGTACAATAGTATTACACGACATCGAGGGCACTAAGTGCGTTCAGTTATTTCCACATGAAGGTAAAACCATTCAAGATATGTTGGAAGTTTTAGACGAAGGGCTAGGAAAAATGAACCATGATAGTTCTTCGGTTATCCAAAGAGGTATTCTACTTGACCGTGAAGAGTATAAAATCAAGCGGAGTACACCGATTCCATGCGTTTTTCTGTTCGATTGAACGCAGATTCACTATATAAAGAACTAACAAAGGAACGGTAGCGAACAAAAACCAGCAAAACGAATGGTAAGAAATATAAACAGAAACAAGGAGGAACAAAATATGACAGAAGTAGTATTGATAGGCAAGATAACACAGAGCACACAGAATTTGGTAGAGGTCGAATACCCAACAGTAACGGGCGTTCACACTCTCAGATTGACGAGGACAATGATAGCACGATTCGAGCGCATCGAAGGTGGCAGAGTTGCATTGTTGGTAAGACCGGATGACGGAACAGTAAGAGGCGCACATATTGCTAAGATAGTTCAAGGCGACTGGGCACCACTTCATGTAACCCAAGAACAAATTGACATAGTGACTGCTATGGAAAACCACGAAGACATCCCAACGACTACACAAGCAGAGGAATCGGATGATGTACCTGTATGGTCTTCGCCACAAGAAGCACCGACTATTACATTAGTAGACGAGGACAGTGGCACTGAAACGGTGGTCATGCCAGATGGCCCATTCGATGAAATGCTGTTTAGTGGCGGAAGAAAGAAGAAAGACACAATCAACTGGGACTTTGAGCCTGTAAGAAAACCTGCTTTCGTAGTTCATGAAGAGGGTCAAGAAGGCGCTACTGTTGCTAGAGTAAATAACGAAGCAGGTGAGCCAATCGCTTACCACATCTTCAATCCACTCTACCAAAGTAACAAGCGACCTGCTGGTGCTTACTTGGGAACATTCAGTCCGACATACTATCCTATGCCTTATCGAAAAGGATATGGCCCAATATTGGATATGGCTGCTGAGAAAGGTTGGCCAGCGCAAGTCCTTGCATGGAACGAAGGTAAAGCGTCTGCTATGTTTGTAGACGCTACCAGCAATGTAGATTGGGAAAAGGCTACCTCTCACTTAGGAGACAAGTGGACAAGAAGAGGCTTCCGTAACCAAGGCGACTATCGTATTGGTTTCGCTATCTACAACAGTCTCGATGGCTCATCAGCGTTCAAAGTCCAAGCAGTTGCTGAAAGACTACAGTGTTCAAACGGACAGGTGTTGGGCGACAGTGCTACCATTGTCAACCTCAAGCACACAACCAATGCACTAGGTAACTATGACTTTGAAGGCTTGGCTGAGAAGATAATGGAAGTATTAGAAGTAGCGGCTCAAGAAATCATTGTAGCCGAGTCAATGAAAGATATACAAATCAACAGAGATGTCTTTGAGAAACTAATGACTATCTGTCAAAGAAAGAAACTAATCACTAAGCCAGTTGTCAAGAGAGACGACGCAGGTAATGTTACTGGATTGAGCAGGGGCTACATGTGGAGACTTATGGGACAAGGTTGGACTAATCCAAGCGAGCCTTGGGTAGCAGTCAGTCCCAAAGACCAAGGAACTCTATACCAAGTCATGAACATACTAACAGGTGCTATCACACACAAGCCAGAGTGGACAGACGGTAAGGGAACTAATCTGAAAGGTTCTACGCTCAACTACAACACCATGACTGACAGACTACAGACAGTTCACAAAGTGCTTGGCGATATTACAAGGAAGAGTATTGACGGAGTATCTATTGAGAAGCAACTTGAGAACATACCAATGTTCAGTCAAATTTTATACTGAGGTGAATTGAATATGGACATGCAAGAAGTATTTGATAGAGTGAAAAAGGCCAGAAATATATTGTTGTTTGATAGAAACTTATACAAGGCACATGACTTGTTGGTTGACATACTAAATGACATGCAAAAAGAATTGGAGGATTAAACATGAACGAAGAAACACCAGAAGAAGCAGTGAAACTAATACTAGAACGACTGAGAGAAGGAGGGCTTTGGCAACCACAAGGCTTGGGATTATCCTATGTCAAAGAAGGTAATAACAAAGTCACACTGACAGCGCAAGAAAATACTCCTATGAGTGCTCAAGCAAGGATAAGAATGAGGTTGCTACTTGAGGATGTCGGATGGACTGTAGACGAAACTACTTGTCAACTTGTTGAAGTAGAACATTTGACTCCAGAGCAGAAGCATGTCAAAGAAATGCAGATGCGACAAGAATTAGCACAGAGTTGGAAATGCTCTTGCGGTACTCCATTGTCAGCCTTCCCACTTGAAGAAGGTGTATGGAAGCACGAAGGTCAACAAGAGATGATATTACCTAATGGTGAGACCGAGATGGTTGAACAATGGCATGTCTTGATAACTTGCCCTACTTGTGATGCAGAGATACCAACCGAACCTTACGACTACGGCTTGCTCGCTGGCGACGACGAAGCAATGCTAACTTACAAAACCAACAAAATAGTTTACACTGCGATTGACCGACCTGCGATTATTAACATGATAGATTTTCAAGAAGGTGATTCTTTATTGATACTAGGTACATTCTGTCCGTTCAACGGTGACCTACTGCCTCCTCATGTAAGAGGTGCAGTTGTTACATTCAAAGAAATAGAAAGGAGCGAAGAAGAATGAGAGTAGAAATGTTACAATCAATAGACGGTGATTACTTACCGTTTATCAGAGCGTTAGTAGTGACCAAAGATGATGTCAGTAAACCTTGTGAAAATTGCGGTAAGCCCTGTTATGACCATGAATTGTTAGCCAAAGAAGACACTGATTGGTGTTTGAATTGTAACGATGAATACTATAGGAAGGGTTGGTCGGAAATGAAAATGGGTCTGTGGTGCATGGAACAGATGACCAAAGGTATGGCTGTTGCAGTAATTACTAGAGACAGAGAGGAATAGATATGAATATATTTGTATTAGACGAAGACCCAGCGCAAGCCGCTAGATACCTAGATGATGTCAGACTACCTAAGATGTGTGTAGAAAGCGCACAAATGATGGCATCAGCCCTGCGTAGGCATGGTGCTACTGATGAAGAGATGCCTCTGACTAAGAAAGGAACGCCTTACATTGGTGGCTACAAACACCACCCATGCACAATATGGGCTGGCGACAGTCAAGAGAATTGGATGTGGCTTGCTCATCACGCTATGCAATTGTGTGAAGAATACTACAAACGATTCAATAAAATGCATGCTTGTACTGACCCTATCTACCACATGATAGGTTTGCAAAAAATAATTCCTAACACTGGACTCACACCATTCGCACAGGCCATGCCCGACGAATACAAAGACGATGATGTAGTCAAAGCCTACAGGTCTTACTACAAGTCTAAGGAATACAGTAAAGGCGGTGTAAGATATATCCGAGCCGATGTTCCTACTTGGTGGGAAGTGGTTGCTTGAGTGCATTCGACCAAGAGATTAAGTGGCGTGTTCCTTCAACCACTGCTAAGTGGAAAGGAAAGGCTGAGATAGTCATGAGCGTTGCTACTCCTAAAGGTCGAGGTAAACCTGCCATTGATATTAGAACTCGAAGAACAATAGAGCATCCGAAGGGTGAAGGCTTTACGAGAGAGGGCGTAAGGTTGTCACTTGAAGATACAAGCACTCTAATCAAAGCATTAACACATACCCTCGAAGAACTGAGGGAAACAGATGACATCAATAAGTGATATGATAAAGCAATTAGAAGTGAAGGCTTCTAAGTATGACGAATTGATTAGTGACTTAGGTGAACTCTTATCTAAGCATAGCGCAGAAGTAATTTCTAAAAATAAATTAGATGTAGTGACCAAACACAGCGATAAACCTAAGAGAAATTATCTTTTATGGAGATGTGAATTAAATGATTATAATAGAACGATGAAACCAAGAGGTATACCTATACAGACTGGATGCGGTAAATGGAGTATCTTTTCAACTAAAAATAAATTTTCTGACAATAAAGAAATAATGCCTACTTGTCGATACTGTGGTCGCAAAAAACGCATCACACTATCTACTCCTAATGTATATCAATTTAACAACCGTGAGGATGCTTTAAAAAAGCAATATAATTTTGGAGGAAACGATTGATGTTACTGGCTGAGGCATCTCAGATATCCGAAGAACTGCGTAATTATTATCGCAACTACATGCGAGATAGTGAGAACCGTTCTCAATACTTTAACAAGTTGATAGATACAGTTAGCCTCGCAGTGCGTGATTCTATAGATGATTTGAACCAACTAATAGATATGTTCTATCCTTCTTATTCTAAATATCCAAGACAGTATGTTTCTTTTCGAGACCTGAGAGACGATGTATGCAAGAAGTTGTCAATCTCTCCTTTGGTTTGGGATGAAGCACTGGCAGGTAAACCGATGGTGCCACTGTTAGCACTTGAATCCCCAGAGTACGGAGGCGACGGATTGACCGTCAAGCAAGGACTCAATCTAATGTCTCGAATAAAAGACCTAGGCTTCCTCGAAATTGCCAGCAAAATAAATGAGAAAGAAGCATTAGTATTCTGGGCAAGAGCCACAGGTGAAAGACCACCCATCCCTATCAATCGCTTTTTACAAATAATATCCTATGTAGTTGGCGAGAACCCTCAAACATTACAATCAATCAATATCCTACTCCAAACGATGCTACCGGCAGAGATAGCACAGAGAATGATTGGTACTCAAAAACCAATCGAAGTAAGAACCATGCAACCGGGTCAACCTTTTGTCGGCCCTGTTTACAAAGCATGGGACAAATTCACCACTCCTACAGATGTGTTTGTAGAAGTGATATCAAATCCAAGAAGATACTTACACATCACCGAGTTTCCAAAAGGTAACTTCAAAGGTGTTCTTTATGATAGGCATCGACAACTTATGGGTAAGCCTCTCAGCCTACCTATTGAACAAGAGGCTATCTTGGAAGTAGAAGTAGATGGACTAGACATAAAGTTCGTCACTGATATATTATCACTAGACAAGGATTGGGATATTCACAAATCAGATTATAGAGACAGGGTGAATATGTTGGAACAATTGAATTTGAGTAAGCCTATTAAATCTGGTAAGTTCGTATCCAACGCTACCGACTTCACTAATATGTTAGAAACAATAGAGCCCACTGAAAGACTGAGGCTTACTAACACTGACGGCATAGTTGCTGGAGGGCAAGGTGGATGGTTAGTAATGAAAGACGCATTCCACATACAGTTACTCGTTAACGCAGTAAAGCGTGACGAAGAATATGATACCTTCGTAAGACTATCTGCATTAGACGGTTATGAGAGTTATGAAGTCGGGCAAGTTAAATTAACCGTCTCGGTTGCACAACATCTCCGTCAAAGGTTAGCACAGCAGGGAGTGCTTGCTGGACAAGACTGGTTACCAGTCGACGAATATGGAATGGTGGTAGTTATGGAGATGAAAGAATTTTCTTTACAAGACCTTTCTGTTACTGATGGTGAGATAAAATACCTTGATGATGACTTAGGATTTTCCGATGTCTCTCAACTAACAGACTTGATAGAAATGAGTGACTGAAATATTGACTATATAAAGAACTAACAAAGGATGGGAGATGATTAGAATGAACCTACGAGAGAAGTACAGACCGCAGACCTTAGCAGACCTAGCAGGATGCTCTGAGTTTATTACTTCTGCTGAGACATGGACACTAGAATCATGCCCTGCTAACATTCTACTTGTTGGCCCTCCCGGTGTCGGCAAGACCAGTGCTGCTATTGCTCTGGCCAAGGATTTACTTGGAGAGTTCTTTAACTCGGTCAACTTTAGAGTTACTAATGCAAGTGATGAAAGAGGCATTGACGCTGTAAGGGAACTAAAGCAGATTAGTAAGAGCAAAGCACTTGGTGCCAGTAGACGCATTGAGTTCCTAGATGAGTTTGAAAGTTTCACTGCGCCTGCTCAAAAAGCACTTCGTCAAGTAATGGAAGAAAGTCACAAGAACACCATCTTCATTCTGACAGCCAACGACATTGGTCCTATCCACAATGCGATTAGAGACCGATGTCTCACATTTGTATTCAGCCCTATCGACCCTTACAACACTGATAGGTTAGAGATGATAATAGAAAAGGAAGGTATGCCTAAACAATGGAAAGTGCATTTACCTAATTTAATCAAATTCGCTAACGGTAGTCTAAGACAGTCGATAGACATACTTGATAGCCTACCTAAAGAAGAATCTGCTCTTTCAGATAGGATACGAAAGGATGGAGAGTTTCTAAATAAAGCAGCACTTAATCTGATGAGTTCGGATTATACCAAGTTAACCGCTTATCTTAAGCAAGCCATAGAATCGGGACAAGGTCGATTCTACATACTGAAAGGTTTGCGCTTTCGTGCCAAGTCGCTTATGGAAAGCGAAGACGATTGGTACAATTTCATGTTCACCTACGGAGAGTTTGTTATGATGGCTCAGCAATGGCCTGATGATGACTTGTCGTTTGTGGAATACTTTGTAGCAAAACTAAAGAAAAATATGGAGGAATGATTATGGAAGAAAATAATGGAACCAAATGGCCAGAAGATGTGATTGAAAGACTGAATGGGTATGCTGAGCGAACCGGCATCAAGTTGGGGGAAGCCGCCAACAAATTCAACAAGTGGTTGAAAGATGAGTTTGCAGTAGAAAACCCATTCGATGAAGACCCATTTTATCTAAGTCAGTGGAGTGAACAATTCGTGATAGAGAATAGAAACGAAAGTGCAGGTCGTCAGCAAGACACTGTCACTTATGTCGGTATGTTTATTGGAATTGAAGACACTGAAAGAGACAACCGAAAGGGTATGTATGACAGAGCAATTAACATGTTCAAAACTAACAGAGATAGAGCAATTGACGAAGGTCACATTGGTATTCTAACTGCTAAATCTGGTAAGTGGCACCTCAATGGTAAAGAGACAAACGACAGGGTTCAAGGTAGTGACCTACCTTGGTACGGCTTTGAGTTTGACGACATGATTCTGTGCCTAATGGCTGAAAGAAACAACGAAAGAAAACCCATTGCACCCACTAGTATCAGTAGAACTGCTTACTTCTTGGGCTCACCGGAAAGTGGTGGTGACATAAAGAAATGGTCAATCAGCCTTCAAGGAAAGTCTATGAACGCTGGTTACGAGAAGTGGGTAGCGAGTCGAATAAAGGTAGTAGAGCCCAAGAACAAAGACCAAGACATTTTGTATACCAATCGCAACTTCCACGAAACAGTTGAATACACTGACTCTTGGCTACCTGAGCATCTTAGAGTAGCCTTTAGCGCAGAGAGACTTCTAATCAACGGTGACATGCATGGTGAGTATGTAGAGTTAGGTAACTTACTTGATGCTCACGCAGCAAAGAAAATCACTACGGCCAATGGTATGACAATCAACCCTGTCGTAATCACATATGGTTCAATTACTTATCTGAACAGAGAGCCGATGGAAAGCGAGTATGACCCGACTGGTCGCTCGTATCGTCTCAGCATCTATCGCCAGAATGTAGACCCGGTGACAGTCTGGGTATCTGGTAGAATGCACGATGAAGACAGAGTGTTTGAATACAAAAACGCAAAGGGTGAATGGGGTCACTACAATGAAAAGACCAATGTTATCGTAGTCGGTAGATTGAGACTACGACCATTCAACAATGAAATGCAACCAAGCCTATCAGCGCTTGGTATTTACATTCCACACAGAACTGCTCGCCCTGCGGGTGGAAGTGGGAACACAAGCCTAAATCAATTTGGAGGAGATGAACAATGAGTGGATGGGATGCATTACTAGGAGACGAAGCACAGCCAGTAACTACAACTCAGCCGGTTGCACCAGCAGCCGCTGAGCCTGTGGTTCAAGAAAACATAGAGCAGAATATCAAGGAGAAGTTAACTCCTGAGACCTCTACTGAATTTATCAGTAGGTTCCCTGCTATTGCACAGGAAATGAAAGAGCAAGCGAAAGCGCCTGCTATACAACCTAGTGCTACTTTCATGGGCGTAGTTGGTCACGAAGGTACTGGTAAGACTGGTCTGGCTATGGATGCTCATAAGCATAAGCATGGCGACTCTCTTTGTATTGTAATTGACCACGATAACGGTGGCCTATCTTGTAAGCAGGCTCACTACAACAACGACCCTGCCTTCCGTATATTCTCGCCTTGGGTTATGCAACAGGAAGACAAGACTGCCTACAACTACTTACTCAGTTACAACCGAGTCATGGAACTTGCTAAGTTTGCTGTAGAATACGCAGAGAATCAGTACAAGCCGGACTTTGAAGGACCGATGCTCAAATCATTCATCGTCACTGGCGTTGACCAGTTTGATGAGATGTGTATTACCTGTATGAAGATTTACGACTTGGACATGACTGCTACTAACGCTGTCGAAGCCAGTCACTCCAAACTCAATGCCGAGATTGGTTGGAACTGGAATATTCGTGCTACAAGATTCAAGCAACTAACTGCTCAGTGTCAAAAACTGAACAGACTAGGTGTTGATGTCTATTGGGAGACTCATCTTAAAGAAGACAAAGATGGCAAAGTAGGATTTGACGGATGGAAGTTTGCTTGGCATGCCAGTGGTAACAAAGACCTGTTCCAGATACTATGGTGTAAAAACAAGTATATGAGAAACAATGATGGCTCTTTGACTGGCGAAGTTAGATACACTGCTGAGTTCTTCAAGCAGAAGACTAACCCAAACTTGTTGAACCAAGAACGACTTTACTTCGTAACTAAGAAGGGTGAAGACGCACAGTGGTACGGTTTACCTGAACTACGAGACGGTGTAATCTGAGGTGATTGACTTGGTTAGTTTCACAATCGACAAAGATAACTTCAACCACTTTATCGGGAGTTTCGGTAAAGATTTGGCAGACATTGCTATTGACGCTAATGTCGGAAGTATCTCTGCGGCGGTGGGAAAATCTACACATTATATCTATAGAAAGATAGACTGCGGAGTGGAAAAGGGTGGTAAAGTATACATCACTGATATCCCTAAGTTGAAATCTTTTCTTAGTAATGTAAAGTCAAAGGACTTAGAAATCAACCAAGAAGGCAAGACAGGTACGCTTCATGTAAGGTGCGGTAAAAGTAGTTTACAATTACCGACCTCTTCACATATAGAGTCGCAGAAGAGAGTTGGCATTATGCAGAAGGCTATCGAGCAATCCAAGCAGAGTATGTGGCGTATGTGGTTTAACAGTCCGTTGACGCATCATGCTACGCTCAACTCACTTGAATTGAAACCGGCAACTGGCTTCAAGAAAGTCTTAGGTGACAAGTATTCTTGTAAAACCGAGTTCGATTCAGACGGCTCAGAGTTTATCGTAAGAGGTGGTAAATCAGCAACGGGTAAGATGTTCGTTAGAGCGACCTTAACGCAACTCGAAGCACCTGCTACATCAGCAAGGTCGGCTTTTGATAAGTGGCTACCCGACTTGTTATCTAACATACCTAACGGTGATGTAGAGATTCACACTGCCAACGAAAGCGTACTAATTGTAGTGCAACCCAGCACAGATTTCATCATGATAGTCATCGACCAAGAATACGAGGAGGACTGAATATGACTAACTACATACATGTCAACAACCAAAGGCGAGATGTCTGTTGGCTATGCGGCGGCAGACTCATTTGGGGCGCAGACTTTGACCCAGAAGACTACGGCTACGAGGGTGACGGTATAGTGGCTACACTACACTGTTCATCTTGCGGTGCCGATGTAACTTATGTACAGATACACGAAGAGGAATAGATATGATAATTGACATCTTCAAGCCAGACCCCACAGGTCCCGACCATATCTACAAGAGATGGCGTGACGCTGAGGGTAATTTGATTGAAGAAACTGTTACCGACTTCGAGCCTTACTTTTGGATTTCAGCCAATACTTCTAAGCAAATCGCTAACTCGGTCATCGACCAGTTCCCCGGCTCTCGTATAGACTGGGAAGACAAAGCGGTTGGTCTTAGAGACGATGAACCCTTAGTCAAGGTATATGCATACAGGCAATCAGATGTCAAGAGTATGGCCGCCATGTTCAGAAAGACATGGGAAGCAGACCACAGTCTACAAGACAGATATCTGATAGACAATGTCAAAGAAATGCCCGAATGGAAACCAAGAGTATGGCACTTTGATTTAGAGTGGGATGTCAAGACCAAAGAAACCACAGTGATGGCGGTTATAGACAACTACAACAATCGTCATGTGGCTTTTTGTTGGAAGAAGTACAATCCTAACGGCTTACATGATAACGATTATCAATTAGAGAATAAAATCGTAGAGTACGAAGTTAACGGCGAAGTTCAAGAATTTACCTACGAGAGATACCTCTACGGTTCAGAACAAGAAATGCATGATGCCTTTCTTTACTACTTAGATGAATGCAATCCAGATGTATTCGTCGCCCACGCTATCATGTGGGCTGACCTACCTCACTTGATTGACAGACTAAAGCGTTTCAGAAAACTGAGTCCTTTGGGTAGAGTCATGAAGCCTATGAAAAGCGGTGCTTATGACTATGTAGCCCAGCCTATTGTAGGTAGGTTATGCTTTGATACTGCTGCACCAGTAAGAAGTGGTAGCGGCTTTGAGCGTGTCTGGAAAGACAGTGGTCAGCCGCAACTTAAAAATCTGAAACTAGACACTATAGCAAAGGCTTGTAATCTAGGCGGTAAATTTGACATGGATGTCATGACCGGCTGGACTGAAAGGTTTGACGACTATGTAGATTACTGTATGCAAGATACCTTATTGCTCAAAAAGATAGACGAAGGTAACCATGTACTAAATTTCTTTTTATCGCTACAAAGATTATGTGGCGTTTCTTTTGAATCGTGTCATAATGTCACACGGTTCGCCAAAGGTCTGTTGAACAGACGAACACACTGGAAGGCACCGAGTCGCTCTATGCAAGAGAAGCAAGAGTACGAAGGTGCTTTCATTCCACCTCCCAAGCCCGGTAGATATGAGGGTGTGGCTTGTGTAGATTACAAGGGTCTGTATCCTAGTATTATACTGAGCCATAATCTATCTTGGGAGACCCAAGTTCCAAAGCACATGGCAGAAGAAAACCATGTAAGACAATTACCAGATGGTACATGTTGGAGGCAGGATATACCTGCTTTGCTTCCTAAAATTGTAACGGAGATGTTTGAACTCCGTGATGAATACAAAAAGAAAATGCGAGAATCCGCCACCGAAAATGAGCGAAACGGATGGAACACATTACAACTAGCAGTAAAGCGTGTAATGGCTTCTTTCTACGGCATGACTGCTAGTGCTTATTGGGGCTGGTCAGACTTTGACATAGCCAGCGCAATCACAGCCTGTGGTCGAAGGGCAATCAAGGCTTTGATGGAAGAATCAGAAAAGGCCGGTTACAAAGCATTGTACGGCCATACCGATTCAGCGTTTGTAGAAGTACCGTTTGATGAAGCCAAGGCTTTGGCTAAGCATCTCACTGAAACTATACAGCGTGACCATGAAGCGAGTCATTTGATTGTAGAGTTTGAAGCCTATATGCCTTACTGGATTGTAGGTGGTAAGAATCTATATTACGGAATATGCTCTTATCCTCCAGAAGATAAAGGTAAGAAGAAATCAGCAAGGTGGGGTAAAATAAGTACGCTTGCACCAGTTTCTAAGGATTTAGAAAACGACATACTCACTGCCATCTGTACAGGGGCTAACGAAGAAACCGTAATCGGTATGGTCAGACCTATCGCTAAGAAAATAATGAAGGGTGATGTCAGCATCAAAGACATATCCACTACAACTCGATTACAAAAGAGGTTGCCAGAGTATAAGGATACTGCCGGTGGTGCTGTCAAGGCGGCTCGTTACTACAATGAACACATTGCTCAAAGAAATCATTTTGGTCACGGAGACAGTGTAAACTGGGTTTATGTATCCAAGTCCAAAGACGGATTACCTTATACCCCTGTAGTAGCCTACGAAGACATAAGTGAACTAGATGGCTTTGTTATAGATTACGACCTCATGGTTGATAAAATAGTCAAAGATAAGATAAAGCCTATATTCAAAGCCCTTGATTGGGACTTAGAAAGAGCAAGTGGGGCAGCGATGCCTAAACAATATTGGTGATAAAATGAGTAGAATAGAAGACGAAGTATGTAAAAAGATACAGCAAAGAGCAGAAGTAGGTAAAAGTAAGTATGGAGTTACTATGGAAACTGCACCTTTGTCTAGGCTAGAATGGCTTATCCACGCCCAAGAGGAAGCGATGGATTTGGCTGTCTACCTACAGAAATTAATCGAGGAGGAAACGGAATGAGCGATAGAGACTGGAGTGCCTACGCTAAATCTACCTATCAGTGGGAGCCGGGCCATGAAAAGATGCTTCGTATCACGAAGACTAGTCTCACCAGTGACTTCGATTTCTGCCCTAAACAGTATGAATACAAGCGTATTCATCGTTTACCAGAGCCATCGACAGACGCTATGACAAAGGGTACAAATGTACACGACGCTATAGAGTTTTATTATGACAATGTCATGCCAATAGTAGGTGAATTACATACTCTTGTACAAAGAGACAAGATGAAAGAAGCACTTGAACTGGCTAAATCCATTTTACCTGACAAAGAATATCAATTGGGTGAACAACCGTCGATTGATACCAGAATACACTGGGACTTACAGAGATTGAAGCATGTAGGAGTAGATGACTATTTACCTATTATCAATGAATCTGAGATACACGCTTATATCGAAGAAGAGATTGAATTCAATGGCGAAGTACACACTATACCGATTCACTATGCGGGCAGCATTGACCGTGGTTTCAGCGAAGAAGAAGGCGGCGTAGCCATCATGGAATTGAAAACAGGCAAGTGGGTTCAAACTAAAAGAAACGATGAGTGGAAAGACTCAGATTTCAAAGTAAAGTCTATGAGAAGAGAAATGGCCTTTTACAAGAAGTTGCTAAAGTTGGCAGACCATCCTTTACAAGATGTGACGCACTGGGGTTGGGTTTACCCATCGGGTACAGTAGAAGGGCTAGATTCCCTCAACAGATACGGCTATGAGCAAAGAAGCATCAACAAAATATTTTATGAAAGGATTACCGAGAGTATGGATACTACATATACTAAGCAAATTGACAAACTAAAAGTAGGTTTGATTACGGCTTATCTGACTGGTGATTTCCCTACTAGTTCTAGTGCGGGTAAATGTGCTTGGTGTAGTTTTAAAGAAATCTGCCCGGCATGGGAAGGAAGTGACAATCCACAAGAATATTTGGATAATTATCAGGAGGAAGAATGATGGATAAAAGGATGGTAAGCCGTTTGATAGAAAAAATGATGACTATGGTTGTAGACAGAAATGTAGAAGTTAACTTTTCTCATTTAGGTAAAGGTAACGACTATAGTATCGCTATTCAAACATCGCTATACGAGTTTGACGAGAATGTACAAGGGCCGAAGGGACCTATGTACATCACTCTGAACAACTATCTTTTACAAGATACAGGCGAACTAATTAGCACCATAGACAAAATCATAGAAAGCAGGAAGTGAAGCCTTGAAAATAACATTTGATTTTCCAAGAGAGGTAATGGAACTTGGAAATGAGAATGGTAGGGGCTTCCGCAAAATCGTCAGAAGTAGCGGCGACCTAGAGAGATATTGGGCTGGAAAAAACGGCGTGTCTAATGCTTATATGACGGTTTACGGTTATCGTGCCACGAAGCAACCTCATAACAACAGGGTAGATTTACTCACCCCTATAGTAAGGCACTTCGTTATGGACTTCGACCCTAAAGACTTTCGACAAAGGAGTAGACCTGATGTTGACCCAGAGAAAGCAATGGAACAGACTAAGACTTTGCATTATTATTTACTCAAAGAAAATATATCTCACGCTGTATGGTATAGCGGGGGAGGATTTCATGTATGGGTGGGGTTAGATAAGCCTTACATGCCGAGTAACGGTAACCACTTGTCTGCTATCAAAGATGCAGGTATGCAGGTTGTCAATGACTGGATAAAAGATATGAACTTATTTTGCTCTGACCCTGCTGTTCCTTTCGATACCAGCGGGATGATTAGGATACCTAACTCGTACAATTCCAAAAGAGGTTCGTGGTCGATACCATTAACCACTAACGATTTAGAAAGAGGACTAGACCACATTATGGTCAAGGCACTTAATCCTAAAAACGGAGTGATTAGTTATGGCGAAAAAGGGCTTGATTTAGTTATCAAAGAATCGCACAAAAGAGCCAATGTTTTCAACCCCAAATCGAAGCCAATTGATTTACCAACAGTATCAATGGATGGTGTCATAATACTACCATGCTTAAACTCAGCAGCATGTCGACAAGGGAGTAACCCTAGCCATGATGCTAGGGTACAGTTAGTCAAGTATCTGGCTAAACGGCTGAGAAATTTCATACCAGTTGAAAGAGTAAGTAAAGAGAAAGTCGAGAAAAACACAGAAACTATCATAGATTACATTAGGACATTAGAATGGGCAGACTTCGACGAAAGGACAACCAGATACCAAGTTAGTACGATTGTCGGGACAGAATATCCTCAGACCTGCTCTATGCTCTACAAGAAGGGTATGTGTTTAGGTAAATGTAGATATTGGGACAAAACTGGTGCTATTGAGGAGGAAGAGTGATGACATTGCACTATTGTGAGATTTGTGAAAAGCGTGTCAGAGCCACCAAAAGTATGAGAGATAGATACGAATCTATCGAAGACCCAGTTATTATCTGCCAAGTCTGTAGGTACAAAAAACTAGTTCCAAGAAATCTGCTATGCACACGGATTATCAAAAGTGGTCGGCTGTGTAATGGTGTTCGGTTTGATAGGAACATAGACAAATGTGCATTATGTAGGAGGAAAGGCTATGAGTAAATCTCCTCTAATAATCGACACTAATGAAAGAGGACCTCTTCATGATGCTGTTATTCGTGCCGCCGAAAGAGAAGGCTTCTCAGTAAAGAAAGAGCATTTGCAGGGCATGGGTGATTACAAAGCAGGTAATGCTCATATAGAGTGCAAAAGTATATCCGATTTGATTCAATCTACATTTAAGGGTCATCTACAGAGACAAATAGAAAACTTAGACGCTAACTGCGACAGAGTTGTTCTACTTGTACACGGTGACATTGCTAAGTATGTAGCAATGTGTAAAAACCAAGGTAGACCTACCAGTTATCCAAAAGTCTTAGACATGATGCTAGGGATATTTGCCAGACTTACAGCAGATTTCGATTGTCATATTTATCGAGCAAAGGATTACACCGAGGCAGGTATTTTCATAGCCAAGTTACATGCTAAAATGAACAAACCTGCTAGTAAGCATGGTGCAAAAGCAATAACGAGAGTGAGCACTAATGATGTACGAGCAGATATGCTTGTTACGATACCGGGCTTTGGTCCAGATTTAGTGGATAAATTACTTGAAAAATGCGGGTCTATTGAAGAGATGTTGTTTCCCGAATCACTTAAACAAGTGAGAGGGTTAGGAACAACTCTGCGACAAAGATTGCTAAATGTACTGACATCCGAAGAACCGATTAGGATTCAGAAAACATACAACAAGAGAGGGAAAGGAAATGATGGAACACAGAGCAGATAAATATGATTGCGTGAAACAATACCCTATACTGAAAGGGTATCTTGAGCATTTTAACCAAGTGAGCAAGAATAATGAGATACCGGGGTTAATATCTTTCTTTTTCATACTGGGCCAAGCAGCAGTACCTTATGTCAGAATACCTGTCGGTGGTAGTAACCTTGACCCAAGAGTTAGTATATTCTGGATTCAAGATACTAGGACAGGTAAGTCAGCAGCATACCAAATCATAGAAAGAGTGCTAAAAGAATCTGGGATGAAAAGCGAAGATTACAACTCTGGTAACGATGCTGCTTTAGTTGGTACACTAATCCCTGACCCTGAATTTGACGGTCCAGTAAGAGATGCTCCGCTTGTAGAAAGGCCGGGTATATTGGCTGGTAGAAAAGGACTTAACTTTGACGAGGGTAGCGTAATCTTGAAGTCCGGTCAACACAATGAAAATACCACTCTATTCCTGCAATCGGCGCTAAATTCAGCAGGTACTGGTCGTAACATACTTACTAAGCACATGGCAAGAGACACATTCAGTGTCAAATCTGAGGTATCTCTATGGATTACTACATACCCTCCGAAAGGTATCAAGGAGCATGTACTTGACAAAGGTATTTTTCAGCGTGTATTGACATACTGGAGACACTGGACTCTTGAAATGAAGAAAGACATTAATCAATTACTAGCGGAGGCTGTTTACAACATACCGACATACACTGTATCTTTTGAAGAGGTCGTAACTTTCTTTGAGGACATGAAGCGTAAACTGAAAAGAAGAGTACTGGAACTATCTGATATTGCACCACTAGAGTGGGATGAGATGTCAGAGGAAGACCAAGATGTAGTAGTGGGTAACTTGAAACATTTAATGTTCCAACCAGACGAAGCCTATGTACCAGCACTTATGTCAGCCATTGATGATTATTACAGCGCAGTAGAAGTAATGAGTCCCGATAAACAGGGTATATGTTCTTCCTTTATCATGGGTCTACAGAACTACACCAATGTACTAGCACATCATATGGCGATGATTGAAGGAACATGGGTAGTCAGAGGCGACCACATTGACATGGCTAAAGAAATACTTTTAGACTTGTACGGTAACTTGATTCAATGGCTAGAGTCTGAAATAAACATCGGTGCCGGTGCTAGTGAAAAGAAGAAGATGGAAGGTTACTGGATTAGTGCATTCGGTCAAGCAGACAAGTTTGACTTTGACGACACTAGAGGTCACGGATGGGCTAAGAAGAAAGAGGTTATGGACAACTTTGGTAAGATAGCAAACTACAGTAGTCATGCTTCTATCAATGACAAATTCAAATTATATGGCAAAGAAATATTCAAAGATACTCGTGAAGGGGCGAGGATATTTATTAGGCTAAACAAAGATGTCAAGCAACCGAAAGGTGGTAACTCATGAGTTTCTGGGATATAGAATGTATATGCTGCGAAAGTGTATTAGGTGATAATATCGGAGGCTATTTCATGGGTCACAAGGGTAAGAAGAGGATTGCTGTCTGCGATTGGTGCCTGTCTTGTATGTCGGGGGATAACTGATGAAGATGCTAGCGCTCGACATAGAAACTGCTAACTTTAGCCACGATATAGGTGGCTTTGGTCAGACGCATTTATTCGAGCCTACTGTAGTAGCCACATGGGATGGAAATCAAGGCGTGGTATATGCCAACGAGTCGGTTTCTAAATACTTACCAGAAGGTACTGTAGTCAAAAAAATGCATCCTGAGATAATAGGAGACGACTTAGCCAAGCATGTCAGCGAAGGCGGTATGGTACTAGGTCATAATTTGAAAAACTTTGACTTACCTATTATCAGAGATGCACTTGATTGTTACACTGTTGGTGAGATAATGAAAAAATCCACCGAGCAGGTTTTTGATACATCTGTTTTGCTGAAAAGTATAGTGGGTCACGCAGTGCCCTTATCAGATACCTGTTATCACACTTTGAACAAAGGTAAACTTATGAACAGTCACGATGCCCCGATAGAGTGGCGCAAGGGTAATTATAGCAAAGTCGCTGAATATTGCTTGAAAGACGCTGAACTAGTATACGAACTTTGGAAACATGGTATGGAAGAAGGTTTCGTAAAGGCGAGATGTAGAAAAACGGGGGATGTCAAAGAATACGAGGTGGACTGGTAATGTCAATGATAGTCTGCGAAGTATGCGAAAGAGATAATTGGTCAGGGATTAGATGCTCTAAACATAGAGTATGTACTTCCTGTATAGATTCCATATTGGAAGAATATTTTGAGAGGGAAAATAATGAACGAAAACGAGAGCAACACAAGCGCAGTAGTGCATAATATAAGAGCAGCAAAAAGAGCCGTAATGACGGTCAAGACAACACTTGGCCCGATGGGTATGGACAAGATGATGGTAGATGCCGGTGGTAATGTAATAGTTACTAACGACGGTGCCACTATTCTACAAGAGTTAGACATCAGTCATCCTGCGGCTAAAATGGTAGTCGAAGCGGCTAATACACAAGAGAACATCTGTTACGACGGAACAACCAGTACGGTAGTATTGGCCGGAGAACTACTAGGTAACAGTGAACTTCTGTTTAACAAGGGGCTTCATGCCAATATCATTTGTCGTGGTTACAGGAAAGCCTCCAAGTGGGCAACTGACCACATACAATCACTGGCTTTCAAAGGGTCTAAGCATCTCAGTAATGTAGCAAAGACTTCTATTACAGGCAAAGCGTTAGAATCTAGCGTAGAGCATGTTAGTGGATTATGTGTAGAAGCAGTCAAGAAAGCAGCAGGTGACTTTGAAAGAATCAGAGTTCTATGTCAGCCGGGCGGTAGCCTAGATGACTCGTCTTGCTTTAGCGGTGTAGTTTTACACAAAGAGTTCATGTTACCTGCTATGCCTACCCTACCAAATGGTCAGGCTTTACTAATCAACACTGGTCTGAGTGATATCAAAAGCGATGATAATGTTCAATTGAATCTTGGCTCTGCTGCTGAATATCAGCAATACAAGCGACAATCGGGTAGAGAGCAATGGGTAGACAAGGCCAATGCCATAACTAACCTTCTCCCAGAGGGAGGCGTAGTGTTTGTTAGAGACACTGTCCATGAAGTTGTAGGGGCTACATTAGCCAAGCATAACATATCCATGGTGCACAGAATACCTGAAAGTGACATGACAGCATTAGCCAAGTTACTCAACACCACTATTGCTCATACCACAGAAGACCTACAAGAGGCGGTAAAATGCGACGCAGAGTGTAAGACCATTGGTGATATGAAATATGTCGTAGTTAAGGGTGAAGGAGAAGTCACTACGCTTATACTAAGAGGCGCTACCAAACAAACTCTCGACGAGACTGAGCGTGGCTTTGAAGATGCTCTAGGCGTAGTCTGTTTGGCTTACAACAGTGATTCGGTTGTCTATGGAGGCGGCTCTGCTTACCTTAATGCAGCATTGCATTTACGCTCAAGGGCTGCGGAAGCAGGTGGTAGAGAGCAGATGGCTATCGACGCATTTGCTGACGCATTGGAGTCAATACCGGCTACCATTGCTGAGAATGCAGGTCATGACCCACTTGACACTATACTGACACTAAGAAATGAACATAAGGCGGGTAACACTGATAGCGGTCCAGATATAGAAAACGGCGGTGCTTGTTCGATGAAAGAACAAGATGTATTCGAGCCACTTGATTTAGTCAAGCAGGCTATTCAATCGGCCAGTGAAGTTACAATCAGTATACTACGCATAGATGATATCATCGGCAAGCGTGGTGAGTGACTTGAGTGACGAGCACGAAATACCTCCAGCGACTAAGGAGGAAATAGAAGACTTTTTATTTTTTAACAAAAGTCTGAAATCATTGATTTCTAAAGAGCATGTTCAAAATGCAGTAAAAGAAATGAAAGAAAGGAAGGATTACAAACTAAAGCAACAGTTAGCCGCTGAGAAGTCAAAAAAGTTCTATGAAAAGAACAAAGAAGCATTAGCCCACAATGCGTTTTTTAGTGCCACAGAAATAAAAAACTGTCCAAAATCTTTGGTCGCAATTTTAGAGTGGAGAATGGAAAAAATACATGATGAAATAGATAGTGGTAAGTGGCTTGGTGAAAGTTTGGGCTACGCCAAAGGTTGTTTTTTTGAATTAGGAAATCTTTTGTCCTTTCTACCGGGTAGTTTAGGACACGCTGCTGCAATAAAAAATAAAGAACAGCGAACTATAGGTGAGTGGCTAGGCGTTGGGCTTATAGAAATAGAAGAGGAATAAATATGAGACTATGCTCAAAAAGAGGTTGTTTCAATCTAGCCCACCGAGGATTTAGATACTGCTTAGCGTGCCTCCGTGGAAAAGAAGAGGAAGAGTGACCACTCAAATGCACTCGCTTTCTGATGAGGATTCCTCAATTAGTTTAAGTATAGTATGGTATACCAAAACTTATGGCGAAAGAACCCATAACAGAAAAGAGCGAGGGAGTACATCCTGATTATGAACAACCAATATTTGGTTTTAACGAACCTGTGATAACACAACAAATGCGTCAATTAGACGACTTTATAGAAATGTGTCAAGAATATCTATTTAGGCATAAGTTATCTATTTTTGAAAATGAAACTGAGGAAGATGGAGAAGGTAATGTTTCTCTAAATATGATGGTTGAAAGTCCAGAGTTATTATATGACTATATAGAAACAGCAGGTGCATTTTTTAGTGAAAATACTTATTATATGATAAACTCTATTGTCGCTAATCATCAAGAAGATTGCACCGAAGCGGGAGTAAGTGCTATGCTTACTTTGCTAAATTTATGTAGAGAACACCCTCAATACATGCTTTCTGGAAATGGTGTGGGCGGAGGTATAATTTCCCAAACAACTCATGAAAGAATGGAACTACTGAGAAGTTTGTCGGAATAAACTTACCTTCCTAACTTCTCAGCCATTTGTCTGAGATAACGGGAAAGTCTACCGCCAGCCCTTCTTGATACGGGCTCGGCCTTGCGCTTACGGACACCCTTGAATCCAAGTTGTCCGTGAAAGCGTATGTAGTCGCAGAAAGAACACTGGTGTAAGACTACGGGCTCGCCTGATACATAACAACCTGATATCGACAACGGTAGAGAGATGCGATTACAGTTTTCGCATCTTTGCTTGAGCATGTCAATTAGTCTACCCATCAACTCACCGTATGCAAGTCTAGTTTATGCCAATCAGCACCGTCATAGACAAACTTAGCATACTGATTGATTGCTACATTGACATTTATTTTAGTACCGCTACTGTGCCCACCGCTAGTAGAATCAAAATGTAGAGTATGGCTTCCAGCCTTATGATACACTTCGACAACATGACCTCTTGGAAAATCACCTGTAGGGTTTATTTTTCTAGCAGCGTCAGTGGTAACTATCCATATATTACCTTGGTCAAAGTTGAATGTGACATCCGCACTGGTCGTCACTACTTCTAATCTATTTGGCCCTAATACATGGGTATCTGTCGAAGGAGTGGCTTGTAGATTTCTTGGATTTGCTGCGTATATCAGCCCATGTCGATTACCCGCTACATCAGCAGTGTGACTCTGCCATATAGCGCCAAAGGTGCTACCAGCAAAATCTCCGTTTTCTGGTGAGGTGAAGAAACCGTCTAAGTTAGCAGCGGAATTGATAGAATTAGCGGGATAAACTATGTTGCCATTCTCTGCCTTTGTCATAGGTGTTAAAAAGTTAACAGTGTTATCCAAAAATGTTCTACGGTCAAAGATGATTGGGTCATTACCTAAGACACCACTAGTACTTATCGTATACCTAAGCACTGCTAAAACTGTACTTTGGTGATTAGAATCGGTGTTGGCTGTTATACTAGGGTCAGACAAGAATCGGTTAGGTATCAAGGGAGTGCCTTCTGACGCTACAACTGGTGTACCCATTTCGTACATGACATTGTCTTTGGGTGAACCGTTACCTACCAAATATATTACAACGAATACTTCTGAGTTAGAAGATGGATTGCTTGGTAAATCGCCAGAAAAGTTGGAGTCTGTTTTGACAGTAAAACTGACAGTGCTCGATGGACCTCCTGCAAACTTATACATGATGCCATCTATTTTGCAGTAACCTCCGTTGACTGTAATCAAGCCCGCGTTACCTGCTGTGATGTAACCGGGAGTACCAGATACCACGCTGTTTCTAAGCGAATGACCTTTAGCACCATCGCTTAGTCTCAAGATACCATTGCCGTGTAGCCCTTCGTATAAATTAGTAAGACTAGGACTAGTAAGCCCGTCTCCGTCTCTGAGTCCTTGTGAATTAGCCCCGTAACCTGTTGCGCTTGTATGCCCTGCCTTTGGATTAGTCATTGTCCCACCTCGATAATTGCTGTGAATTTTATTTCATTATTACTAGTCTTTTCAATTGAGTTGTAAGTGTATCTACAGAAGTCAGTAGTATCCGTATCATCGCTCGGATTCTTGTACCTGATAACTACCTCTCTCAAAGGTAGCGTAAAACTAACATCTAATGACAGTTTTGCTTCGACTGACAAGGTGTTGTCGTCTATTACTTTGACATCTGGTTTGACGACGACTGCTGGTCTACCTATGCCGCCGTCTTGCTGAGTAGCAACAGTACCGTCAAAGCCGAACACCACTTCGTTAATTCTTGCTCTAAGTGTATCTATCAAAAATCTAGTTCCTTCATCTAATAATGGCATATCAACCTCTCCTGTTTTTCAAGTATCTACTTTGTACTGTGCCCAACTTGAGATGAGCGTTCTTTGATTCTGGAACAGTATCTGACCTTATCAGTAGTTCTTCGTTGTCCAGTACCGAGTGAACACTTCTTGATTTGATGACAACAGTATTTGCCCCCACTCCGGCTAGATGAATATGACCTAATTTGTTACCGCTAGATGTGTAGACTGGTTGGTTGTCAGTAGCAAATACAGAAGTGGCGCTTACTCCGTCTACTGTAAACGAGGTCGTGCCTATAGCATGGCCACCACTGTTGTCAATCAAGACACCCGTACTTTGGAGTACACGACCCCCATGTATAGTGTCTCTGTTGGGCTGACCAAGGTTGAATCCTACACCTCTGTTGTTATCGACTCTTTCTGCTATCTCCCAACTAATTTTGACTTTGAAACCGAAAGCAGTACTAAATTCTTCTACGCTGAATTGCCTATTTCGGTCAAAATCATCATCAGCAGTATTACTAATGTCGACTTCTTGGAATTTCTGCAACACATCTTCTAAAGTACCGTCTACTGAGTTGATATGTAAGTTAGATTTACGATTTATTAAATCATAATTACCACTCAACACAATTTGTTTGTTATTGTCGGTTCTTGATTGATAACTGACTAAATCTCCGGGTTGTATATGAGAGCCTTCCAAAACATCTACTAACATTTTAGAATCGTTAGCCTTTTTTGACATCCTAAGCATGTTTTGGCCTATTCTTCTAGCACTGGCTTTAGTTAAGGCAGTAGGTGCGTAAATACCACCGGGTACTTCGTTAACAGAATCACCTTGTGTGCCAAAATCGTCTACTTGTACAACATTTTTATCATTGTTAGCCCTAGATTTACCTCTAACTACTACTCTGTTGGGTAAAGCACTATTATTGTTCTCTGATGTGCCTCCAGAGACCCTGTTTTCAGTCAAAAGATGCTCTCTTTCTATCTGAGTTTGAGGGGAGTAGACCAGATTACCGAATCTGTCACTTCTTGGTGAGTAAAAGTCATGCTTGGCCAAGAATCTGATGGCGGTGAGTGAGTCGATGCCATAGAAATCTTGAGCAACGAATGTACCGCTTGGTCTTTTCACTCTTAAACCGTTGATTGAACTCTGTGAAGTATTCCCTAACTTAATTGCTAGGTCAGAAGTTCGCAAACCCACGCCTACTTTCTGAGCAAAACGGATAGTTTTGTCAGTAAAGCCTACATCATGTAACTTTCTGCCCTTCAAGTTCTCTATTCCGTACCTGTTACCCTTAGTTGATGTCTTGATTTCGGACATAACCAGCGCTTGGGTATGGTTCTCACTACCAACAGCCAGCGCAGGCAAAGTGCTAGTAGTGGTCACTTTGTCACCGTCATAAAACAATGAACCTTCATAGGTCATACTGTCTGTCGGATTGTGAAGTAAACGGATGGTATCTTCTTCTTCGATGAGTTTGTATCTGCGCTCAGGTGTAGGTATGAAGTCCGTCTTAGTAGGCTTATTAGCCGCAAAGCCAGCCTTTACTTTGGTGTATTGGGCGTGGCGTACAGCGTTATCGACAAAGCGTGGCTTACGAATCTTCTTCATCACAGTGTTCTGAGCAGCGTCTGCTCGACCTGTTGAGAGATTCTTACCTAGTGCCATGTTTACTATCCCCCATAATCTGAATATATATTTTCAAGTGATTGACGAGCCGATTCTTGCTGAGATAGAGGCAGATTTTTCCAAGAGTCGACCCATGTTGGAATTTCCGCTACATTTCTAATCCTAACTAGTCTTTCGGGAGATATATTGTCAGGATATAAAGTATAATCATCAGTTACATTTTCTTGCTCTAAACCTTTTCCTCTAATAGCAAATACGGCAGGTAAATTTTGATTAGTCATAGCCCCTGTCATTGCATAATTTTTAGCAGTTGATGGGTTAGGAGAAGCATACACTCCTCTACCAAATGCTTCATTATCACCCACCAGTAATCCTTGTTGCACTATACCTTTACCTCTGTCGTCTGTGGTTCCATGATAATGAGTAATGTCTCCATATTGGCTAGGAAAATCAGGATGATGTTCACCAAGCGTAGTCTGACGCTTTAGTATCATCCAAGCCTCATCCATTGGTGTCATGCGCCTCACTCCCCACTATGGTCTCCGGTATTATAAGATGCATCCCCTTTGCTGCCCTTTGGATGTAGCGTCTGGCTGTGTCTTGGCTGAACACTGTAATCACCCTCATCATCATCTATAGAACGACGACTTGCGTCGGCTCGGAAGTGCTCAAGAGTATTTTCTGACATGACCATTCTAGCGACTGGGCTGGTAATATCTGACTTATCATAACCTGTGACATCGACACCGGGTATGTTCGGCCCTTGACTGACAGGTACAGTTGTACTGGTCGCTGGGTCTACGGTATAAACAGGTGCGTAAGGCGGATTACTCGGAGTACCTGTACGAGCGCCCGGTGCATCACTAGTGAACATACCATACTTACCGCCAGCAGTAGCCCTGTAGAAGTTTGAGTTTTCTTGAGGACTGCTACCTTTTAACGCCACATAAGACCTGAACATCTGACTGTGCTTGAAGTCAAGTCCAAACGCTGGTCTGTACAAGAATTGTATGTTGCTATCAGAGTTGTTGATGTTCTGAGATATAGGGTCGTGGTCATTATCTTGGTACGGGTTAGAAGTCTGACCTAATGACGCTGTACTAATGGCGTATTTTTGAGACAAATAACTTTCCACTTGTCTTTGCTCAAGGTCAGTGAGTTTCCTGTTATACTGTATTACTTCGGCAATCTTACCGTTTAATTCAAATGAACCAACATGGCCTATTCCCATAGGGTCTTCATCTGCCACCCAAAATGGACCTGTTGTAGAGCCAACACTAATTCCTCTTAAGAACAAATCGAAAGTAGCGGTACCACCTACACCATCTCCACCGAATGTACGGGCAGTAACTATCTCAGGGTATCCGGCAATTGCACTATTATTGGCAGAATAGACACCTGTGTAAGTGGTGTTCGCACCACCTTGCCATCTCCATCTGTTGCTAGAATCCATGCGAATCCATAGAGAGTGACCGGCACGAGTTACAGGGCTATTTGCAAATGTTTCCAATACGCCATTAGGATTACCATCATCAGTATCTGCCCAAGCCACTACAAACAAAGTGACTTCATTGGTGTTGAGCCTTGCATCGAAGGTAAGGGTAAGTTTATCATTACCATCACAATCTATTACAGGCATATCGTTAATCAAGTTAGATGATGCTATGTAAGAAGGTTGAGCCGAAGCAGTTGCTTGTGTAAACTCAAATCCATGAGGCCCCGAATCTTTCCAACTAGTCACGGCATCACCGTCATTTAATTCTAATGTGTCTGCCTTTAACCAAAGAGCCATACCATTTCTTGGGAAAGCACGACCCCACCCTTTGACATCTAGGTTACCAGCGTGTTTGTTCCAGTCCATCACATAAGTACCACCAAGTGGCCACATAGCGTGTGCATCGGAGTGCTTAACTACACCAGTGACAGGAGCAGAACTCCAATCAAGGGCAGTCATATCTAAATCTTTGAGAGTTCTACTTCCGAAGTTATATGCTCCTCTAATGTTAGTTCTTTGTCCGACTTCTCTGTCTGTGTGCAGACTGTGGGCTTCTGTTGACATAACGATGTATTCTCTACTTACACCGTCGTTTAGTTCTGCGATAGTGTCTACATCCAATCCCAATCTAACATCATCTCTTGATACAGGTTCAGCACCTCTAGTATCTGCGTTGATAGTTTCGATAGCCTCGCCGACATGTGCGCTAGGCTTGAGCAGACCGTCATCAGAATCTAGGTCTACTCTATCGCTGATTCCTCTTTCAATTTCGCCAGCCTGTAATGTCTCGTTGCTTGGTCTAACCAAACCTTGTCCGTAGACAGGTTCGGCTGTGTTACTTGACAGTACAAGTCCAGTAGCGTCATGATTTTCACTGACAGCCATAAGTAGACTCTCGTTGAAAACTGTAGGCCATCTACAACCTCTACCATCTCCTCGGTCACCGACTCTCAACATACTTGCTGGGTTAAACCAGTCAACGGTTCCCATATTGGTTCCGTCATTGTTGACTGTGTTCGCATTACCGCTTTGTCTGTCGTTACCGTCTCCGCCAAACAAACCGTTTGCAGCAGGTCTATGAGTGACATTCGTATCTTTGTAAGCATCTTCTGGGTCCCAAGAAGGCCGTAGCCCGAATCCTCTTACAGGGAAACGCCTGACATCTTCACCACGAGTGTTGCCCCACCAGTCAACCATGTAATGTCTGTGGGCTTGTGACAACTCCTCGATATTTTGCCCTTCTTCGTCATTAGGGAAGAAACGAGTTACAGTAGATGCATTTCTTGCAGTTCTAACAGGACAACCGAATGGCCCTGTCATTCTTCTACCATCACTGTACCTGACCTGACGACCAAGTTGGTCTTGTCCGAGTAAACTTGAAACTTGTGTTATCCTCTCAAGTATACCTACATACAGTGCATTGAAATCTTCATCTGTTTGACCGCTGACACTACCTACATAATCCCAGCCATTCGTCTTAGAATCTTGTTGGATTAGTGGCCCGTTGTAGTATCCAAGCATAGCGTTTGAATTGGCTACTTCTAACCAACCACGAATGTAAGGAGACCACCTTGGTCTGTTGTACAATTGCCTAACTGCCATTCTATAACCGAAACATCTGTTTCTATCATTGGGCAAAGATAGCGTGGCGACTCCAGTTGAGTCTTGATATGTCTCACAGTCCATGCCAAAAGTATCACTGCCCCAACCCATTAGCGAGTGGCCGTATGATTCGAGTCTACTAACGGCACCTGCACCATGGCTTCCACCCGGCCAGAATCCGAAGAAATTGTATTTGTTGGAGCCGACTGTACCCCCTTGATGGTTCAGAGTACTAGAACCATCAGTGAGTGCATCCATCTCAGAAGCAGTGTAAACCGTACCGTCGTGTCTTAAAACGGTACTACTATTGTTATCATGGTCGTGTGGCGGGGCTGGCCACTTCATACCGAGCGCAAAAGGACCCTTACTAGCGACATAATTAAAATCGTGATAATGTATAGTCTCAAAATGCTCTGGTACATGGTTGTACGGCTTTTGGTCTACAGGTGTATCAGCGGTACCTGCTTTGGTATAAATAGCCCTAGAAGAGTCGTCGCTGTACCAAGTAAATGGTCTACCCAGATTAGGGTGCCACATGCAAAGGAAAGCATCAGCAGGGTGTAAGGAATTTGTATCTCTACTGCCGTTAGCCAATTGAGGTAAGTTTCTAGTCAGTAGGCTTGTTTCTGAATCTAAGTAAAGTGCATCAGAAACATCATTATCGTAAGGTCTACTTAACTTCAATATAATTTCTTCATTAGTATTTATATTTGCCCAGAAACCAGTAGTTATTTCTGTAACTCCATCGAATGCTGCTGTTACACCTAGGCTTCCTGTAGCAAGTGTACCTCTAACATCTGTGTAAGAAGCAGTATATCTTTTACCGTCTCTTGTATATTCTAATACTTCTCCATAATAAGGATAAACAGGGAACAAGTCAGCATTGTCTACCAATATTTCGCTAGAGCGTACTTCTGCATATATCACTAAGCAGTGAGGGTTTAGACTTCTGACTCTCTTGTGTGGCTCGTATATGTCAAGGAAAGTTGTAGGGTATCCAGCCAAAGTAATCTGAGCGCCGACTGCACCGTAGCCTGCTCTACACAACTCGTAGTAATTATCAGGTTTGTACCACTCAAGGTGTTTGAATTTGCTCGCACCACTAGCAGTCGCACCATCTTTGTGCAGTATGCTCCACCATGGTATGGTCAAGGTTCTACCCGGAGTAGAACTTACAAACATACCCGGCCTGTAAGGTAGGCTTCTTCTAGTAAAGGAAGGGCTAGTAGATTCTTGTACGCCAAGTGGATTGTAAAGTGCCAAAGGCGGAAGAGAAGCAAACTGACTACCGGGGTCTGGGTCGATATCCAATATGACTTCGTTAAGTATTACTTCACATCCTCTTACATCAGCCATCATAGCCTCGGCTAAGATAAGTGCATAAGCACCTCTAGTGTTGACATTCTTTTCTATGGCAATCACTGTGTTAACTTGCTGACCTGTTAATTCGGTTACTTTTGCACCAGCCTCACTAGGTGCCTTTACAGCGTCACTATGGTTTTGATGGAAACCTTGTAACTGTTGCTTAAACACATTCGGCTGAATGATAATCTGGTAAGAACCTACTTCCAGAGGGTCTGGGAAGTGATTGTTCATAGTGTATGTAGCCGCTGCTTCGAGAACAAGTGTATGCCCTCCTGCTGCGTTTATGTCACCTGCGTTAGTACCTACACTGGCTGCTATACCGTATCCCTCATACTTTAGTTTGGTCTCGGTAAGTAGTGTAAATGCACCACCGTGTATGTCGCTTGGACCATACGCTGCACTTGCTGCTGAAAACCACAGAAGCGGGTCTCTAGTAAAGCCTTTAGCGGTTACATCTTCTGAATCTAACCCTAGTCTACTTGCTTCTATTGTACCAATCAAGTCGCTGTCAAAAGAAGAATGACTAGAACTCTTACAAGCAGTATGTAAATCATACAATCTTTGATAGGCAGGGTGAGCATAATGTCCGGGCATCAATGCCATGCTCGGAGTGACATAGTGGTGACCCATTCTTGGAATAGGCATAGGTGTCATTTTTGGTGCGCTGATTGCAGAGTGTGGAATCTTAGCAGCACTTCCTGACAATTCTGTGCTATTGGTAGGCAAAGCATTATACATTGCATGCCAATTTATTTTTTGCATATCTGGACTTGCACCACTATACTCACTGTGGTCTCTTAGTCTACGAGCAGCAAACATTCTTGTTGTTCCAGCAGGGACATAATAAGATGGGGTAACTTTCAATCCAGTTTTACCAGTTACAAATGACTTAAATTCAGGCGATACTACGACACCTGTGAATTTATTTGTACCCTTACCTGTATAAGATGCAATTACACCTTTGTCAGTAGTAGGGTCGTAAACTCTTAGGAAATATCTACCGCCGCTTTGTTCACTTGTGTCTATCCAAGTAGTATCTTTGGGAGTAGAGCCAACATCAATCTCATTATTAGTTTCATCGTAGGCAGTAAATGACAACTCATCTAAATCGTACCGATGTGTCATAGTTGCTCCCATTCTTGTCACATGGAAATATAATGACCTGTCGTGAGGCTCAAAAGAAGACTTGAGAGGGTTGTTATCAGTATGGTCATGCCAGCCCTCTTTGTTAGAAGCAGGGAACTTTAGTCTGCTATTGGCTTGAGCCAACGAGATATCATCACTATCCTGACTGAGGTGTTCCCAACCATTGTTTTCCCATGTCGGCCAAAGTCTTGGTCCAGCATATTCATGGTCGAACATTTGCCTTATCTGAGTTATGTTCTGAGCAGGATGTTGTAGACCGCCAGAACCAATCGTTTCATTCTGATAGGCTTGTATTCTGTCAAAACCTGACCTAATCACAATGTTACCCGGTACTTCATCTGGGTTCGGTAATCTGATTTTGAGATTTGGATTTACACCGGCACCGGCTAGAGCAGGTGCTAAGCCTTCTATTTCTCTGTCACTAATGTGCCTAAAGTCCATGATTACGGTACCGAAAGGAGAGCCGCCTTCTATCCTATGTTCCTGACCTGTGTCATCAACTACCTGTACACTGTCGAACTGTAGGTGTTCGTTTGGTATAAGTAAGGCATTCCTTACTTCAAGAGGGTGTTGCTCTGCCAATTGAGGATGTCCTAGTTCCTGTGCTTGGATGATTGGGAACATAGCGGCATTTGTAGTCTCAAAACTAAATCTTACATTACCAAGTATTTTTTCTCCTACTAGTTTGTAATCGGTAGCACTGCTATCTTTTCTTTTAACCCAAGGAATCATACCAAGACCTCTAGCATTAACAGCAGGCATGGTTATACTACCGCCATCCATACGCTTCCAAACGACATGTTCAGGTAGGAAATTTCTTGCTGCACTCCTCTTGTTGTAATAACCGAACAAACCAGTATGGCCTTGGTTAGCGGCTGAATCTAAGTAGTGGTCTTGTCCAGTTATACCCACGCACTCGGTAGCATAAGTACCTGCATATTCTGACAATGTATTACTTGGTAACAAACTTTCATCCCAAAACAAATCACCTGTAGGGTATCTACAAGCGTTGGCTCTTACCATGTCACCGCTTTTGAAAGCCCTGTGCCACTTATTATCAGCAGGTAAAGCGTTTCCGGCAGGGTAATCTCCAGCGACTACTGGGACAAACTGACTACTGTGTATCTGTACTTCTACATGAGGCCCAGCAGTGGCAGGTCCAACATATCGGTCTTTGTTGTGAATCTTCGTAGTATCCCAAGCAATGGTTCCAACGCCGTTACTGCTATCTGTTTTGTTCGCAATCAGCAAATCACCTGTACAGTTTGTTCCGTTACGGTCAGCCTTAGCAATCAAAGGTAATTCACTTTCGTGACTAATTACAATCAAGTGCCTACTGGCTAAACCAGTAACGCAATAGTCAGATGTAAATGTATTAGTAGCAGTTTCTCCGGTAACAGTTACAGGTGCAGAGCCAGTCAAACAAGTCTCTGCTGCACCGTATGGATTAAAGCCTAAGAAAGGATGCCAAGCGCCTAATCCAGCAGCGTAAGTATTACTACCCAAATCTAATGAATTAAAATAAGAATATCTCTCACCATGCCATCCTACTGCACCTACTGGTCTAGTTCGGTCCACAGCGTCAACAAATCCACTAAAGTGAACTTGACACATATGGTCTCTTGATGCATTAGGGGCATCGTTGTTGTGTCTATGAGTACCTGCTTTAGTCCAAATATAAACTTCGTAAGTAGTACTACCGCTAAAACTAAACGGATTACTGTTATGAGGATTAATTAAGTTAGTAGAACCGCCGTCAGGACTTTTACCTAATGTCAGTGTAAGATTTGGTGCAGAATAAGATGTAGATACATATGGTGCATAATGAGCATCAGTACCGTCACTGACCCTTACCCACCCATATTCTGGTAAAGTCGTTAGGCTACCACTAACTACTAAACTAGCAGCAGTACCACTATTTTCTGCGGTATAACTTACTATAGTAGTCTTAACCCAACCATATCTATCTTGCTTGTGAGCGTTTTGCATAGAAGGCATAAATGTACCACCCATAGCCTTGAGCGGGTCTTTACCGGGGAATGTATTGATTGAAGCGCTAATAATTGTAGCCAATTCTTCTGCGTTTTGCACACGAGTTGCGTCGACAATCACTATGTTTTCATTAACCGCCTGATTGCTAGGGTTTTCGCCATAGAAGGCTAAGTAAGCCTGTGCTAACAAACCACAAGGTCTGAATGCAGATACATTTTGAGCAGCATCTCCACCAGTGCTCAATCTAGTTCCTATTGGATGAAGCGGATTTTTGCTTACACAGTTGTCTAAGAAATGACCGCCCGGATGATATCCACCATCCATATGCCATACAGCGGCAGACTTTCTGGTCTGTAGGAAATTAGAGCCGCCTATAGTGTTAGCAGCGCCTCCAGCAATTGCTACAGGAACATGATTGAACGGATGATAATGCTTAGGTAAGTTGGCAGTGGTGGCTACGCTACCATCGTAATAGAAAGCCTTAGTGTTAACTTGGTTGTAGTTTTTAGTGGCACTTGCATCTTCTGATGGGAATCCTTTGGTAGGCTGCCAATTCATAACATAGTTAAATCCAGTCTCGTTGTTTTTCTGGAAGAAGGTAGTCATAGGTAGGTGAGCCTCAGCACTACCTCTGTTGAAACCACTGTGCTCAGTCGAGTCACCGTTAGCCAATTGATTAGGTAGGAATGTATCTTTAGTAGCATCGCTATTGAAATGAATAGGGACTGCGCTGTAGCCGTTACCTAGTGTAACTATACGAGAGCCTTGTGGTTCATGCGCTGCTGTGTTGTGCGGGAAAGCCTGACCGGGGCCAAATACCATGTAGGTAGTATGGTCTGTGACATCTCCTGACGGGCTATATCTAGCGTGAGGATGAGCAAATCTTAAGACAATAGGGCTAGGAATATTTGCGTTGACGGTATTTGTCCCGTCAGTGTAATCTATTCCTGTGACTTTGCTATTAGCAGTCTTTGTCATATCGAATGTCAACAAAGCATCTTGATTGAAGAAAGGTGGATTATTCTGTCCTCGATGTTGGTCGAGATAAGGAGTTCCGGGGAACATAGCCAACATAGCATTGGTATCTAACAATGCGTAAGAGCCAGCCACTTCTCCTATATTCTGCATACCTGCGCTGCCTGTCGGTCCAGAAGAATACGGATGTGTGTAAAACTCACTGTAGTCATTTTGAGTTCCGTCGTTAATATCTACAACAGCGCCACTGAATCCGCCGCCGAAGTACAGTGGCACCCAGTGGTCAGGACTATCTCTACCGCCACGGAAGTAAAGGAAAGGACTGGCTTTCTTACTACCCGCCCTTCTGACACCATCTATTTCCTTACTGTACCCGTCGCTACTATATGACTTGAATATAACATCATGGTTGTTAGGAGAAAAGTTTGCAGACTTAGCAATTATGTTTACATGAGTAACACTAGATGTGCCCGGCTTACTTCTAACCTCGGCCCAATCAGTAGTACTATACCAAATCAAAAATGGTTGACCCCAACTGTTAGTATCGTCACATGCTAACTTGCCAAACAAAGCCCAAGACTCATTACTAGCAACATGGACCTCAGTAGAAGTAACATTGTGTATTTCGAGACAAGGAGCATCTACTCTTGGAATGATATGGTCGCCTGCTACATCGGTGAAGTTCTCCCCTCTGAGATTTCTTTGCCAAGTGGTAATATCGACCATGTTGTTTTGACTGTCAACTAATATAGGAGTAGCAGTGTTGGCATTAGAACCTCGGTATTTAGTAGTAATATGTAGCACAGTGCTAGGGATGTAGCCGATATCCAACCTTGTACCTGCATCTATTTCGCCTGCGCTCAGACCACCAGTGTGCTTACTCGATACAACTGCATCAGTAGAAGCACCTTCTAACAATCCCCAGTCTTTGCTTCTTGTCGCCTCGAATAATTTACTCAAGGCTACCTTTCTGTCTGCTCTGGTATGAATTCTAATAGCGGTAGGACTTACTCCCCATTCGCCTAAAGTTTGTCCGTCTGGTGCGAACATGTTAGTACAATCGAAACTCGTAACATCCAATCCTTCTAATCCTGAATCAGGCATGTTGATAGCATATTCGACTGCTGCGGCAATCACTTCGTCGGTCAGCAAAGAACTAAAGTTGAGTCTAGGACTCATAAACCAATCGCCATTAGTATGACTGCTAGAGCCACCAATGACTCCAAAGAACTTGTGAGTACCACTGTAATCGTTGTGCGTTCTACTAGTATAGTAGAAATTTAGACCTTGGATACCGCTTTGCGTGGAAAGTTGGAACATACCACTTTCTGGAAATCCAAGATAACCCAGTATGTCAGGGTGAGTTTGCATTACCGCTGGTGCGCTTGTGTCGTAAGGAGCATCTAGTACCACAGTCATTGTACCACTTGAGTAAGTTGTAGCGACCTTTACTCCGACAATTGGAGCAGGGTAGTTGTTCCAAAGATTACCTTTTAGTTTACTTAGAGTGCTACCACCTGTCTTTTCTCCACACACCTCGCCAGTACCGACCATATGCCTACCGATAGTAAAGCCGCCCTGACCTACATCTCTGTCATCAAAATGGATGATAACTTCTTCATCAAGTGTAGAAGGCAAGTATGTATTGTCGTTAGCAAAACTTTGGCCAAACTGTCTGTAAACCATTCTAATTGTATGATTGTCTCCTCGGTGGTCTACGAACCTAAAGCCGTAAAGTGGATTGTTACCTATGTTTTCTTTCTTCATATCTGCTTTTGGAATATAACCGTCGTTACTACCATCAGTAGTGACTGTCATAGCATCTGATACATTTGATGGGTTGCCGTATTTAGATAGGAAATGATTTTGAGTACCATCATTATCAAAGCCCCACTTACTTACATCAGGTGCCCAACCGGGTACTCCTGCTTGGGTCAAGCCACCAAAGTTAATTCTAGCCTTGGCTCTTGTACCTATCCTGAGTCCGTCTACTAAAGTAGAAGCAGGACTCTTGGTTTCAAACGATTCATTGAGTAAAGTATTACTATTCCTTCCGCTGACAACTTCTGTATTAGCAGACACTAATGCACCTGCACTATCAGTCCTGTCTGGCCCGAAATTTAAGTTGTTCAAAAACGGGTCACTAGGATTTTCTGGAGGTAAATGCTCTTTCAATGTCGTGATAGGCGCAAACGGTCTACCGAATCTGTTGATAGGCATAGGCGCAGGATGCATATTCTCTCCAGTCATCTCATCGGGCTGGCACCAATAGTTTCTGAAACGGCCACCGTGACCTATCAAAAACTGTGGTCTGTAAGGACTCTGTGCTTTACTACTGTCTAACCAAGTACAGAAATTACGACCAGCGGCACCCGGAATAGTAGAGTGTATTACTATAGAAAAGCCCGGATTATCTTCTGAGTCAAGAACGACTCTTCCAAGATGGGCACGAACATATCCCATGTGAGTACCACGGTCATGGCTTGAAAACGCTTTGCTTGGGTCCCAGAAAGGCGCAGGGTCGTGTGTTGAAGCAGTAGCAGCGAAATCAGCATGAAGGTGAGTGGCCGCTGGGTCAATATTCGTACTATAAGCATTTGACTTAGGTCCGGGGCTAGATAAGTCAAACTTAGAACTGTCACCTAAGAATTGGTCATTTGGTCTACGAGCGTGTGTTTTACCATTCCTTGCACCTGCTTGATTAATTAACCTAACCACTTCTCTAGCAGCCGATTCTATATTGGTCACGCCGTCTTTGAGCGCAACTTCTCCTAAATCTAGGGTTAATCTTCTGACGAAATCCATATCAGTCCATTGGTCTAAATACTGCAATCTCGCCTCAGTATGTGAAGTTAAATCTAATACTGAGTTCCTAATACCTTTCATGGCTAAGAAAGCAGGTATAACTCTAGTACCGTCTGGGGTATCAAAGAAAGTAGAAGATTCTCTACTTGTGTCATCAATCACTTGATGTTGGATTAATGCTTCGTTTGCTGAGGCTACTGCTGGATTAGTTCTACTGCTATAACTGTCTTTGTCTATATTTGTTAGCCCACCAACATTATGCTCCGATATTGCACCAGAGTAACTTTCATTCCAATCAGATGCGTGAGCGTAACTTGCCTCGATAAAATCAGATTTTGTAGTAGTATTCATTCTCTTGTTTTGGCTAGGGAAACCAGCCGCAACATCTAATTGGGTACCTGAATCTGTGACAGTATTCTTTACAACTCCTGTTTTGTTAGCATCCTCTTCGCTAATTCTAGCAGCGGCAGGGCTTGACTGAACCTGCATGTGTAAATCTTGGAATGCAATAAATTCACGGTCATGGCCCACATCGTAAAGTAATATTCTAACAAAATTGTCCGTACACTGGTAAGGGTCTAAGTAAGCAACAACTGGTGCAGTTATTGAAGTTCCTACAACCTCAAGGTAGTTCAATTCGATTGTTTTGTTAATGTGCTGTACTAAGTTCTGAGCCGTTTCTATACAACTATTTCCGATAAGGAAGTTTTCTAATGGAATACTATCCCTTGGGTTAGCATCTACTTCCCCTACTCCGCCGTTAAAGCCTTTCCAAACCTCTGCTTCGTTAAGCGTTCCTCTACTCTTACAGAACAGACCTTCAACTGCGTGAGGATTGGTGTAGTGCATGTTCATCCATATTGTATCACCTTGTCTAATTCCACCCGGACAGTAAGGATGTGCCCAAGCCCTGTTTAGGAATGTCTCTTTGACTTTTGGCCAAGTGCTTGCAGAAGTAGCGTACAAGTCTTCAACATATATTTCGTCACCTGCCGAAGGAGTAAAACCAGTATCAGGGCTGGTAATAGTTAATGTGTTTCCTGACCTATTATTGTAAAACCCTCTCTTCACATTTCCACTAGAATCTACCCAAGCAACTCTAAAATTATAATCGTTGTCAGGACTTTTGATAGGGAAAAGGCTGGCATCATCTAATTTGATAGAAGTCGCAGGACTTCCAACAACCAAAACCGCCTTTGCTCTAGGTCGCTTACTGATAATCTTTGGTAAATGGGGATTGGTAGAGGGGCCAGCCCTTAACTCGATAGCACTGACATATTGCTTCATCCCGTAGTCAGCGTTACCACCTTGTGTTGTAACATTAGAACGGTCATAGTAAAACGACCTTCTTCTTTCGTAACCAGCACTAATCAAACTTGGATTGTCAGCAATACTGTTGTAATTCATATCCTGATAACCCGGAGCAGGAGTAATGTGTGCTCCAACTCTGATGTCTCGCAAGAAGTTTGCACTGAATGCGTGGTCGTCTCCCGAATCGACTACAGTAAGATAGTGGTCGGAGGTGTTTCTAGCGCTGTAAGTAAACCATTCTCCGTTAGGCAAAAATGCTCTTCGGTATCTAGCCTGCCCACCTAGATTAGCAACTTCTGTAGGAGGCGCTGTTGGTATAGGAAAGATATTAGCATCTTCGACATAGACACGATAATTACTTGAGTCGTAAGGTCTGGTTACCTTGGTACCACTACGGTGCGTACCTCTTTGGATAGTGTAAGAAAACGGACCAAAAATCTCAGGGTCTTGAGGAGAAATAGCATCTGCTCTTCTACCGACTGGATTAGGGTTCCAAGAATGCGCTGTATGAGTAGCGTCTATGTGCAACTTCATACTGTTATCAGGGCCGGGGAAAATACCCTTGTCTGGATTGTCAAAGAAGAACTCCTCAAATAGAGGTATTTCAACAAGCGCACGAGTGCTTGCGTACTGACTACCTAACTGGTAATCGTGCTGAACCGTGTCTAGGCTCTGGAACAACCTGTCGTTGATTGTTGTCCCGTCATTACACATTGACTCTTCGCTAAACTTATCATCGACATGCAGTACGCTAGTCTCATCTATTCCAGTAGCAGTAACCCAAGCGTTGAATGAATCCGCTTCTGAGCCATCCGCTAGTACAAATGTACCTGAACCTACAAGTCCAGTACTGTTACTGAATGAAAATAAAGTACCTGTCTTACTGGTATATTCAGCACTGGCAAACTGCTTTTGTTCTCCTTGGTTACCTGATAATTCAAGATAAACTCTTCCTGTAGCAGGGAAACAATAAGTTCCCCAAGATTGTAAATCGTCAGCATTGTTGTTCAAAGGTAGCACTGATATCTGTCTCTTTGTACCTATACTGATAGTAGCATTGACTTTGGCTTGACAGTCTCTACGAGTGTTCCAAGCCAATCTGCTGAGTGGGGCTGGGTCCCAAGTCTCCTTTGTGTTGACTGCTCCTTGACCTCCACCGCCAAGAGTCATTGTCACTACCGGGGCACCCGGCATGATTTCTTTGACAATGTGAGAATCTGGACTGGCTGAGCCTTTGACACTGACAGTCGAGGATGCTATATCACTAAGTAAGCCGTGTGCCCTAAGTACAGTGTTGCCATCGGTGTCATCTCCAAAAGAAAGCACTCTTGCTCTCGACATAAGGTGTTCAATACTGATATGGTTTCTCATTTCTGTATCTTTTATCATTTTAGATAATTGGGCGAAACGACTCCTATCTGTAGGCTGAATGACTAAACTAGTAACATTGTTTCTTGACTTATGTTCTATGATGTCAAAGTATTCATGCACGACTGTGCTTTGATTTGTACTACCTCTACCTGCCGCTTGAGGTTCTAAAAATAATTCGTCTTTGTTTACTACAGCGTCACTCGTACCTGCACCTATAGTAATACTACTACTAGTGACAGCAGTAACTGTACCCAACTGCTTACCATTTGCTTTGTAAATTACATCATCGACTGCTATTGTGTTATTTACCGTACCACCTGTTACATTCATTGCTGTCGAAGTAGAAGCAGCGTAGTCTGCACTAAAAGTCAAACCTAGTCTTTGTCTAGCCCCGTTAGTCGTTTTCCTTAATTTTACATTGGCTAGTTCATCGTAATCAGAAGATTTGACGAAATGATTACGGACAAGTACTCTATGAAATACAGAAGACCTGTTAGATAACTCTGATTGAGCCAAACCTATCCCTTTAGGTGTAGTCTGAGGTGCATCTGTAGCAACGCTAGGTAAATAATTAGTCGGACATAAACTCAAATCTAGTTGCCCTTCGCCAACTAATCCTTCTGAATCGTCTCCTTCTAACTGACCATCGTCAAACGGAAATAGATTGGGAGTCTTGAATGTCATAACACCGCCGGGTGAAACTAAAGTTAGAGGGCTAGTATTAGCAGATGTCCTCATCAAATCAAGTATACTCGTTGTACCCGTAACTATTGTACTGACATCGGGTAAAGTTTTGTTGATTAATAATTTAGGAAAGTTATCTGATAACTTTACTATGGCATTGTTAACGGCAGCGGCATTGAACGCACTATTATTGGGAGTAGCAGAAAATACGATTGTCTTAGCGCTATAAGTTATCGTAGCCGTTTGGTTGGTATAAGAAGTAAAAGGTGTCTCCCCATTTATTGATATTCGACTGGCTGGTATTACAGTACCGTCTACTCCAAACGATTTTACGCTTTGTAAAGTAAGCGTGGCAGTAGAAATGTTCGCAGTCAATCTGGATGTGGCTCCAACATCAAAATGTTCACCTGTTCGGTCTATTGCGTTATAGTGTATTTGTACAAAAGGTGCATAGTCGTAAGTTTCTAACTCAGGTAAAACTAATGTTGCTATTCTATCTTCGTTGGAAGGTATCAGCGCTTTAATATCGCTCTTAGCATCTGTAGAAGATATAGACTTCAATAGGAAAGGTTCAGTGTTGAACTGAGGTCCACCTATTGCTAATAATCCTCTTTTAGTGTCGTCTATATCAGACATGCCATTTTCTATAAAGGTGGACACAACAGATGAATAAACTAAATCGTTTACAGGAATTTTACCATGAGTATCAAAACTAGAGATTACGCTATTGACTGGTACTATATCCTTTATGTTACCAAACTGAGGCATAAAGGTAGCATTGACTACATCACTACCTGCATCTAATTTCTTTTCGACATTGTGCGATTCAGGCGGTGGGAGTAGACCCATAAACGGATGGCTTTTGACATGATTTAGAATATGCCTACCTGTATGGCCAATTAAGAAATCAGTACCCATGTTAGTCGTACTTGCAGAAAATTGATTGTATTCGTGAGAATCGACTGCCATGCTCATAGAAAACATAATGCCGTGATTTTCAAAGTCACTTTCATCAATTATAACCTGACCTTGTCTTTGAGAAAACTGAGTGCCGCTACCTTGTGGTTGGAATACATTGCCGTTACCACCGTCTACTATACAATCACCTATCACTACTACGAACTCACCTGCGTCATGGGCCATTAGTAGTCCTCTTTGTCCAGTAGTAGGATTTGCGGAGAAATCTAAGTGAATTGATGTAACCGTTATTTGTCCACTATTCGGATTTATAGAGCGCAACCTTACTCTTTCAGGGGCTTTGTTGGTAGGTTTACCTGTCTTTTTGTCGTAACCTAAAGGATTAATAATTAAGTTGAATGGTACTTTTTCTAGTTCTCTGTCATTGCTAGAAGTAGCAGTGTAAACTTTGTAAGAGTATTTACCAGCACTGTACGGAGAGTTGGTAAACAAAACTGTAGAACTACTAGTCGAACCAGTCAATTCTTTTATCAAATCATTAGCCACAGTTGTACTTACAGTAAAAGTAGAATAACTTGCCGTAGATGCAACCAAAGCGGGAGTTTCTACTCTCATAGCAATAGGGTCAATTGGCTCTTCAAATCGCCATAGACCAAGTGTGTTATCACCTTTAATTGGTGCGAATTGTTGTCTACCAGAAGGCAGAGCGCTAGCAGACAAATGGATGGTTTCTAATGTCCCTCTAAAATCTCCACCTCTACCGCCCAAAAACATTTGACTTTGCTGTGGTACAAGTTCGTGTTCTTCTTCTAACACTTGCTCGACGAGTAAGTCACCGTTGACATGCATGCTGAGTATTCTCCTGTCGAATGTAACAGTAACATTCAGCAACTCTCTGGAACCCTCAGCAAAAGCAGTAACATCATTAGTATCGACATCTGAACCTAAGTTTGCAGAGTTGATAGTAGAATTGTTAGTTGGGAAAAGGATACCATCCCAGTAAGCAAGTAACCCGTTTGCCTTGTTTACAGCCTTTGCGCTGCTAAGTGTGAATACATTGTCTTTACCATTATTTTTATTTCTCAATCTAACCTCAAAGAAAGCAGGTGCTGAACTACTAGGAGAACCTACTGTAAGCCTCATAACATTGTCTTGTTCAAATATAGTACCGCCAGAATCAGGAATAAACCAAGTTTCCAAAGTAAAAGAACTCATAGAGGTAGGTAGTCTCTTTCTTTCTTTGGTCTGTGCGCCATGCAAATTAGTATTGTTTGTAGGAACTAAAACGCTATCGCTTATACCGTTGAATTTCAATCCATATCCAGCATCTATTAGTAAACTCATATTACACACCTATTACGAAGTCCGATGCTGACAATAACAAACTGTAAGCGTAGTAGTTGTTCCCAGCATCATAACGCACATGAAGTTTCTCCGGTATTATCCTAATACCGCCTTCATTTACACTAGAAAGATTAGTTTGCAGAGTCAGCCATATTGCATCCTTGCCTATACCGACCAAAAAGCCAAATAGAGATTCTATCTCATTTGGAGTAATTGCTTTCAAATTTCTTTCAAACCAACTGTCTGGACTGTCATCTGTTTGTAGCCCAGTCATGTTCAACAAAAGATTGTCCATTTTTTGAGAAGCGGGGCGATTGTTGCTCGCTGAACCTTTGTCCAATACGGGCACTTCACCAAAAGTCAAAAAGAAATTACGGGCTACTCCAGTTACCCCAGAACTTTGTATCAGGCTGTCGTAAGGTATCTGTATACCTCTCAACAAGTCTACTGTTCGGTCTGAATTAGAAACCAAACCTATCAAATCTTGCGCCTTATCACCTGCTGATTTTCTTGACTCTACAGGTGTGTGACTTTGGCTATGAAATTGAGTTTCTCCAAAAAAAGAATTCAAATCAGCGCTTATTATAGAAGGATGTAATATTGGCTCTGGGGGTGAATGTAGTTGTTCAAAAGTCAATATAGTTCCGTTTTGGATTACTCTAAATGCATCACTTAACTTTCGACCTCCGCCAAAAGTGTTATTAGGTTTTTTCAAAAATCCAGTATAATACGAACTAGTTACGATTGCATCGCCGTTTAACTCAAATGCTGCCTTCACTCTGTTAGCCATTTCTAAAGCAGGATTGTCAACTGTATGTATGTCTCTGATTGGTAAATTGATTACAGCGTCATATTTCGCTGCATCAGAAGCGTCACCTGCTCTCCCCTGAAATGCTTTAAGTGCTATAGTCGGAGCATTTGTATAAGTGCTTCCTATATCAAATTGTATTCTGACTCCTATTCTTGGGACTGAACTAGACATGGTAGATGTAGAAAAACTAGTAAGATTACTATCCATTGAACTGTCGTGAGTAACGATAGACTGGGCGTTAACTTTGTCAGGATTAGAAAGCCAAAAACTAGGTATAAGTTTAATTGCTTGATTGTTGAATCTTTCAACCATACTTTCTCTCCTATCTATGAATATAGAAGCGTTTTCTAACAAAGGTACAGTATTTGTTTCATGCAATTTAATATTATAAATTGCTTTAGTACCGTTTGGAATGCTGCTATCATCTGTTATATGTTCTATATTTCCTATTTTGAAACCAGCAGAATCGAATACTTGTAAAGATAAATGTATTTGTTCACCTGCTGACAAAGCGTTGGCTATGTTACCGGTAAATGTAATGACATTACCAGATATAGATTGAATGTCACCTATTGTCAACCCGCTTGACTTTACTAACCTGTCGCCTATGTTGAATTCATTTTCGGCAGTGAAAGTACCAGACCCCGAATAGTTCACTGTTATTTGGTTGAAGGAAGTAGAAAATACAGAAGCAGAGTTAAAATTTCGATAAGCGTTAGCATCAATCTGTGCAGTGCTATCGCTAGCAAATTCCATATTTGAACCCGGTAAAGCCTGTACCGTTACAATATTACTTTGGTTTTTACTTAATCTGTTTATAACTTTGAACTCTGAATCTAAATTTAAACCATTAAGTGATATAGCATCTACTCCGTTTGTTCCACAAAAGTGCTGCAACGAGGATAAAGGTGAAGATGAATTAGTAGGAAAGAATGCACCAAAATTAATTGCGCTTCTCATAGGCTCTGCCTCAAATATACCATCAGAATTAGCGTTTACTCCTTCATCATCAACGAATATACCATTTACTTCTATCTGTATTTGAGGAGTGTTAGTGTCTATTGCGAATCGCTTGAGCATGTTATCGGGAGTAGGAAAAGCGCTGGCTTTCCTATCGACTGACATGTCTATGCTTTGAGCAACCAAATCAATCTGGTCTTTACCGTTAGCAAGTAATAGTCTGATTGGTATCGCCATTTTCTCACCTCACAATATTATATCAGCCGCTATGAATTTCAAACTAAAATCATAGGCTTTCATTTCCGCTTCTCGATGGACATTGAAATCCGTGACTATGCCGCTTATGCCGTTTTTGAAATGGCCTTCTGCTGTATGTGAAAACAAGCGAGATGCATGTACACTGTTTATTGATGACAACTTGTCACTAGTATTACCTTCGGTAGTCAAGAAAAAATTTCTTTGTGCTACTTCCGAATCGAGATTAGACTTACCCTTTGTAGCCAGCGAGTTGTAGGGTATCTGTATACCTCTAATGTAATCACCTTGTGCTTCCGGCGTGTTGTAGATAGTATCTTGAACAAAGCCATTTGCTACATCTATTACCTTAGCAATTCTGTTACTGGGTTGGAAATTCAAAAAGTTATTACTGTTAGCCAATATACCGATTATGTCTTGCGTTTTGTCGCCGCCGCTTTTGACTTTCTTACCAGATTTGCCACCAGAAAAGCCTTCGATTACAGGTGCTTGACCTACTCCTAAGTTAGTGTTTATTGTATCTGCTAACAATCCCAAAGATGTCTCATGACTCTGAGTAACTGTAACTCTTGAATTGTGACCACTAGATGATTGACCGATTGATGTAGTAAACGCTTTATCAAGAGTAAGATTACCAGCCGCATTGACCGCTTTACCTAAAGTGATGTAGTCACTAGTTATTGCTTTAGAAAACAGGTAAGAAATGTATTCGTCGGTTCTTGTCAGTCCTCCGCCACTATCTCTAGTAGCGCCATTTTGATGGGAAGGGAACTCAGGCCCTACAGCCTTTTCAGGCAAAGCGCTGGCTTCGTAAGTATCTGCATTCTTCACTGGTATGATTACTACAGGGAACAAATCGTTACCATTCAAGCCAGATGCATCTCCATAACTAAACGGCTCTATCCACACTTGGTCTCCGGTAGCGTGAGTAGCGTTACCTTGTGATAGATTTATTGTAATTTGATTAGAAGTAACAGCAGTAACTTCTCCAAAGTATTCTTGACCGCCGCTAGTTTTACGGTAATTTGCAGCACTATCGTTTTCCTTGAACACTATCCTCATAGGGCGATTGTTTTCTGTAAGTTCAAACCACTCTCTTGGGTCACCCCCAGTGACCGGTAAAACAGTCGCACCCGCTGATATAGAGCCGATTGTCATGTTGGTCTTCCTGCGTTGATTGAGAAAACCGTGTGGTTCTTTGACCGAGCCGACTAACTCTTTGTCAAACGCTACTCTGATGTGTTTGTTGTCGTAAGAATATCGAGCCAAGCCCTCATACTTACCTTCCTTGAGGTGCATGCCATATTTTCGAGCGAGATAGCCTTCTATTTGGTTTCGCTCGTCGGTAGTAACTGCTCGGTTGTAAATCAACACTTCTTGTATAGCACCATCTAAACTAGTGCTAGTATCATGACCTAAGTAAAGAACTCCGCTACCAGCAGGTGTGTAATCAACGCCTGATGTTTTACTGCCAACTTCTTCGCCACGAGAATATATCTTTACAGTGTCTGCTTCTGAGTTAGCGTTTGTGTCATCCATCGTGTAACATATCAACTGAGTGCTGTAACTATTGCTACTTCCAGAATTAGAATTCAAAGAATCAGCGACACCAGATTCATCCCAGCCAGCCACAACTCTTGTGTTACCTTGGTCGAAGGATAACGAATAACCGCCTGTAGCGGATTTCAAAATAGGCTTTACACCTGTCGAGAAGTTCCTAGCGATAACGAATATACAAAATTCTTCGGAGTTTAAAAATGCACTATAAGGTATGTCTAGTCTATCAGAGCCATTGAAAACTACTTCGGCCAACCCTCCAGTAGATGCAATTCTATGGAACGGTCTTAGCCCGGCAGTAGACTGAGTAGCATGTCTCCCGTTACCACTAGCATCATTCCATGTTTCTACGGATGTGTTTGGATTACCGACTATGTTTTCGGGCTTCAACCATAACTGCAAACCAGTCTTGACAGGATTATCTAACAAAGTGGCCTTCTCTACCCAATAACCTACAGGCAAGTCGATGTATCTTTTACTCCAATGTTGTAATATACGATTACCCAAATCTCCAGAAGATGTAGGGTGACCACCTAGACCTCCACCGAAACCACCACCAAAGCCGCTGGAAAAGCCACCTCCACTACCTAGACCAGTACCGCCTATGGCAGATACTCCCATAGCACCTTGAGTGTTAAATGCAGATGGCATTAGCCCACCTGTCATCCCTCCGCCGCCTC